CTTCAGCAGGAAACTCTAATAGAAGAGTTGTTCGTTTTAGATTTAAACATAATCAAAACACTACTTATTTGCGTAATGCTTCTATAAATAAAATACGAATATTTGCTTTTACTAAATACTCATTTCCTGCTGATAGATTTATGGGTCATACTGGTCATATATATAATTTCGATTATAATATGAATACTTATTTTCCTAATGGTATTCTTGCTAAAGGTGGAGTTACAGCTTATCAATCTTCTGATGTTCGTCTTAAAACTAACATTAATAAACTTAATTGTTTAAATGTTATTAAAAGTATTGGAGGTACTTATGAATTTGATTATATTCGCGACAATAAACATAGTATTGGTTTTATTGCTCAAAATGTAAATAATCCATTACTTAAAGATATAGTTGCTAAAGATGATGATGGTTATCTAAAGATTAACTATTGGAATCCTAAGCTTATTAGTCTTGCTTTTGGTGCTTTAACTGAAATAGATGATGAAGTTGATAAACTTAAAGCTAGAGTTATAGAATTAGAAAATGAAGTTGAATATTTAAAGAATAAAGCTTATGCCTTACAATAGTGATAGTGGAATTATTAGTGCTCCTATTAGCATTGATGATGTTAAACGAGCTCTTGGAGAGAGTAGCAATGACCTTGCTACTCTTTGTAAGAGTGAAAATATAAATATATGGAGTAAGTATAAACCTATTAGTTGTAAAGGTGAATTTAAAGAATATCCTATTAGAGAAGATTCTGATGAAAAAGCAACATCTTCATATAGTAAATTTACTTGTGTTGTTCGTTGTGGTATGAATATACCTATGGATACTTATAAGAACTTACGTTATAATTATGGAGGAGAAGGTTTTGTTATTGAAGCATGTAAAAATCTTTATATTGATAATGTATATGGTCAGACTGGCGGTATTCATGGTGATACAACTACAATGGTATCAGGAAAACATTTTCCAAAAGGTGGTGTTAATTCTCCTTATAGATTAAGTGATTTTAGAAACTATAATAGTAAAGCATCAAGGAATACATTTCTGACTTCTATTCCTCAATTTCATACCGTTGAAGTTTATTATTCTTCAATTCCTAAATTTAATTGTGTATTATATATGAATACACATGTTAATAATAACACAAATCTTACTATGGATGATATAATAACTGATTTATCTTTAAGTTGGTCTTTTTGGATTCAAATTCGTTATGATTCACCATATAATACTACTGATAAGATTTATAAAAATTATTATGTTGGTAATTGTCAAAAACCAACAGATTATGTATATGCTAGTAAAGAAATAACTTTTGATATAGGTAATGGAGATAAGTATATTGATATTGTGCCTTTTTTAGCGTATACTCGTAATGCGACTTTAGATGATAATACAAAAATAATTTTTATATCTCTTCCGGGTGGTATTAGTTTTAAATATTATCCTAGACAAATTAATATGGAAAGTATTAAAAGTGGTTCTAGTGGTTTTGTTAATTTCTCATGGTTGAGAGAATTAGTTGGTGCTAGTTGTATTTGTAAAGCTAGAATATATAAACTTCCTGATGCTACAATTACAATTACTGATGGTATGTTTAGAAGTGTTTGTAGTTATGGTGATAATCAGACTTTTCGTATGCCTACTAGTAAAAAGACAACATACGGAAGAGGTTATGTATCTAATAGCTCTGGTCAAGGTGCAGGCTCTGTAACTATTCCTGAAGGTGATATAACAGATTATATTGAAGTATATATAAGATTTGATAATATTTATGAAGGAGGATATTATGGACAAATGTGTCAATTATCTTTTGAAATTAATATAGATGGTGGATGGAAACAAGTTCCTCCAGGAGGTAGTTATATTATGCATTAAAATGTAGATATTCTTAATATAACAAATGTGATAGAAACAATATTAATTTACTTATCAAATAAGTATAACTATTTAATAATACAATTATGGAAATTAAAGTAACTAAAATTGTAAGTATGACTTCTAATGTAGAAGCTACTGTAAATGAACTTAGTATCAATGCTAATGTTCGAGTTCGTAACAATGACACTATTGAAGGTGTAGATAGTGGTAATGTAAATGATAGTACTGGTAATCAACTAGCTAGCTTTAGTTATTACGGAAGTAATAATCTTAATATTAACTACAATAATATTGAGAATGGTAATGTTGCTTCTGTTAGTTCTGCCGTTAATGATTTCATTAAAGAACTAGAGAAAAATCCTACTCTTGTAAGTATTGCAAGTACTAGTGAAATCTAAGTGATTAGTTTGCAAATATATTAAAATATATTATTATATATATAACGTAGTTATATAATAATATATTATTAATATATTTGCACTACAAATTAAACATCAAAATAATAAAGCTATTATGATTAAAGTAAAACAAAGTAATGCTGTCAGTGCATATAATGTACTCAAGCAAATTAAGACTAAAGAACTTCCTGCTGAAGTAGCTATTGCTATTTGGAAGAATGTAAAAGTATTAAAGCCTATTGCAACTTCTTATGAAGAAGCTATTAAAGATTCTAAAGAATCTCTTAAAGGTAGTAATGATGAAGAGATGTCTAAACTTCTTGCTGAACTTCAAAAGAAAGAAACTGATGAAGCTGCTGGTAAATATACTTTTACTCGTACTGATAATGAGAATCGTGTTAAAGTAACTAAGTATTATTCTAATGCTCAAAATAAACTTAATGCTTTTATTAAAGAACTCGATGATAAAGAAGTAGAAGTAGAACATACTACTATTAAAGAGGATGATTTAATTAAAGCTCTTATTGGTACTGATTTTAATATTGGTGTTATTGAGCTTATTGATTTCTTATTTGAAGATGCTACTAAAGCAGATGATAAAGAAGATAAGTAAAACATTAAACCCGCCCCGTAGAAGATGTAATTGGTAGAACTTCTACTAATCATACCTTTTACGGGGCGGCTTTCATATTAATAATTCAAATAATACTACTATGGCTTCACTTGCTCAACTTACTAGTGAAATTTTACATGGTGTAGGTCAGCCTAATAATCATACTCTACGTGAAAGAGTTCGTAATGCTATAATTCATACTCGTAATGAACTTATACGTAGAAGTTATGAAAATCATGCTTATGTTGATAAAATTCATACTCAACGTTTTAAAGTTTCACTTATCACAGTTAATGATGGTGATGTAGAACTACCTGAAGATTATGAAGGAGTTCCACTTGATAAAATTAAAAGAACTCTAGATAAAGTTCCAAGACCTATTAGACTTACTAATAATCTTCCTTTTGATAGAGTTAGTTCTGTAGGTTATAAAACTAATAGAGAGTTTCCTTATATTAAAGAAACTACTGCTAGATTTAAAGGAAGTGTTCCTGGTCTTTGTGGTGCTATTAGTTACGACTATATTAATGAATATCTTTATTTATTTCCAGCTAGTAAAGATAGAATTGTTCCAGTAGATGCTATTATTATAGAATCAGCTTTTGAACATCCTAATCAAATACTTGATATTAATGGAGACCTTACTGTTGAGAATCGTCTTTATGATGACAACGAATGGTTACTTAGTGAAGATATGATTGGTCAAATAAAAGAAATAATATATAAAAGGGAACTATTAAATCAACATCAAGAAACAGATGAAGTTCCTAATGGTATAAAATATAATTAGTGTATGACTGCTGTAAGACTTAATCCAATAAATATGAGTAAGTATCATCAAGATATGAAAGATGCTTTTACTCTAGAACTTGAAAGAGCTAGACTTTCTTATGATGAACTAGCTAGTAATATAGTTGAAAAACGTTCTAAGATTGTTCCTTATGTTGATAGTTTTGCTCTTCCTGTAATTGACTATCCAGAGTTTCAACAAAATAAGTATATAAATGGTCGTCTTGAAAATGCTGCAAAAGGTATGTATGAAGATAAACGTAATGACCTTGAACATAAACATTTATGTTTTAGACTTGTTGCTTATGCTGTTGATTTACGAAAGATGAGTGAGTTAGAACAAAAGATTAAACTTTATGAGAAATGTATTGCTCTAAATTATGCTGAGTATAGAAATATAGTTAGTATATTTTATAATAAAGTACATGATGTTCTTATTCTTAAAGCTCATGGTTATCGTCTTGAAGGTAAACTAGGTTATGTTTGCATTAATAGAGTTCTTAATACTGGTTGTAAAATTTGTGACTTTGTTGCAACTAATAAATACAAGAAAGAACTTGAAGCTAAAGGCATTAGAATTTGGAATAGAGAAGAAGCTGAATTTGCTAAAGCTAACGGCTTAGAATATGATGCAGTTGACCCTAGGATTTATAAATCTGATGAAAGTTGGTATGAACTTGCTCTTTGTAATTGTACTCTTCATAGAGCTTATGGTTATAAATTAACCATGATTGATTATCGTTCTGTAAAAGTCAGACAATATAATAATGAAGGTTTGATTAAACTTACTGGTGGTGATAAAGAAAAGATATGTCATTTACCTGTATCTCTAAAGATTAAACTAACTCTGTGTTTACAAGTAGATAAATTAATGTATACTAAATTTGTTAGAAATGAAAATCAAACAAAATGTGGATTTGAAACGCATCATTGGTAAAGTTGATAATGACTTTAATCTTAGTGAAAGTGATTGGATTCCTCGTGCTGCTGCTTGGATAATTGATGCACTTAGTCAAATGAAATGTCTTCCTATGGCTAAGAAAACTAGAAGACTTCAAATAGTTAATCGTATAGGTATATTTCCTTGTCAGTTAAATGCTACTGATATTAAAGTATTTGACGATTATGGTTGTGAAATAAAACAACTTGAAATTAATAATAGTTGTTGTAATTCAGGATTTGGTTCTAAAACTAATGTAGAACCTAGTCCTGAAATTGCTGTTATAGATGATACCAATAAAACTGGTCGTAATTTTATGAGAGTTGCAACTATTAGAAGAGCTGATGATAGTCGTAACTTTGTAATAACTAATAATGGTCATATTGAACTTAACTTTGATATTGATTGGATAAATGTTCAAAGTTTTGAACCTATGACTTATTATGATGATTATTATGATTGCGAAGTTCCAATGGTTTATGAAAATGGTATTCTATTAGAAGCTATAAGTTTTTATATTCTGTATAAATATCTTAGTCGTGGTAGTCATCATCCAGTATATGATTTAAAAAGTAATAGTCCTGTTACAAATCCATATCTCCAATGGGAAAAATTAAAAAGTAAAGCTATTGCTTCTGTTCGTAATGATTTATATAATGCTGATGGTTGGAGAAACTTCTTCTACAACTCAACATTTGACCCAAGAAGATAATAATTATGAATATAGTAAAAGAACTCAATTTAAATAAAACTCCAAACGTTGTTCCTAATGGAAGTTTGGTGTTTGCTAAGAACATTAAAGTTAGTCCTGATAATTCGTATATTACGAATGAAGAAGGATTAACTTATGCTTTTAGTACTCCAATTGAAGGTAAGATAGTAGGTATAATTCCTTGTATGAAAGAAATTGTAATACTTAGTTATCTTGAAGCTGATACAGGTGAAGCTAGTTCTCATATTTATCGTTGTGTAGAAAATGAAGTTACTGGTCTTCTAGACTTAAATGAAGTAGGTAATGCTTGGACTTATAGCGGTGGTAAAATTGTAGGTACTTATAGTTATAATGTAAATGGTGAACTTATTATAGCTATTGGTGAATACGGTATTGTTAAAGTTGAAGAAATTGCTGGTAGAGATGACGATGTTATTAATCCTGGCGATGAAGATGATAATGACAATAAAGTAAACGCTCAAAAAATAACTAAAGAATATATTCCTTTAAAGACTATAAATCTAGATAGAGCTAATGCTAGTGATAATCCTGAAGTATATTCTGTTTGCGCTAATATTCCAATAGCTAATGTAAGTCTTGAAGAAAGAGTTCCTGGTAATAGTATGCCTAATGGTATATATCAATTCTTTATTCGTTATGAAATAGATAAAGATTATTATACTAATTGGACGCCTTTAGGTGGTTCTTATCACGCTCTTAATATAGAGAATAAAACTGTAATTAATCATATATATGATGTTACTGGTGGCTCTAATTTAGCTTTAACTCGTTGTGTAGCTGCATACAATAATGATAATAAAGATTGTAACTATAATTTTAAGTTTCGTATAAAATTTGATGATACTTATAATTATAAAGCTTATCAAATAGGTTATATACTTAAACATGAAGAAACTGCTCTAGCTCGTATTTGGCGTAAGTTTAATACTGATGTTCGTGATTTCATTTTTGATGCTGGCAATTTTGAAGAAACAACAATAGATGAATTAACTGCTAATAGTTTTAATTTATTTAATGTTGCTTCTCTTTGTAATTATGAGAATCGTCTTTATATTGCAAACTATGATGAGAGTGATTATAATGTAGACCTTACAAAATATGCTGAAGGTATTAGAGCAAACATGATTTATGAACCTTGTTCTGATTTAGATTCAGTCAAGATTAATACTATAAATTATGAAACTTATACATTTAGTTGGTCAACTGGTGGTATAAGTGCTGCTATGGTTGAAATCAAAAAGCCTGATAAAGATGTTATTGTAAATGTTAATGGTCAACGTACAACTTATCATGCTGTAATTAATGCTAGAGATTATAATGAACTTAAAAGATATGTATGTTGGGTAACAACTGGAAGTGAGAATATTGCTGATTTTGATAATTGTGCTTTTGGCGGTTATGGTGGTAAACATGTAATTCCATGTACCAATGTAGCTTTTGGTATTTATGGTGGAGATAATCCAACATTTGATATTATTAGTGTTCCTGTTAAAGGTTATTCTAATAGACTATACAGTGGTTTAGGTCAAGGTGGTGGAACAAGTCATAAACATACAGGTCTTAAACTTGCAAAAGATGCTAGAGGTTTTTTGCGTCATTGTTATACTCCTGTATGTTCATATCGTCCTAATAGATTTAGAATGAGTAAAGGTACAAATACTAGAACTTATTCAAATACTATTATGGTAGATAATGCTGTTAGAACTTTAATGCCTAATAGTGTATATAACTTCTTCATTCATTACGTTCGTAAAGATGGTAGTTATACTAACGGTTATCAACTAAAGAATGATGTTCGTCCTGATGCTATTCTTAACTCTGTATCAATGACAGGTAGTAGCTCTGTAGATGTTCAATTGAGTAAATTAACTACGTTAAGCGAAAGAACTAGTAGTGTTTCTTCTGGTAAAGATAGAGATTTTACTAATTTACTTTCTATTGATGCTCTTAAAGATAAATATGTTTATGAAGTTGTTAGTACTGCTGTTTCTCCTAGTTATTCTGATACTTTAAGAGGTACTAGTTTTGGTTATTATAAAAATTATAATGGAGACCTTTTATTTAAAACTGGTTCTACTCATAATTTTAATAATACTAACGATAACGTACTTTATAGAATTAAAGTTGGTTTTACTAATATAAAAATACCTGATGGTTATATAGGTTTCTTCTTTAGTTACGAAAAGCCAGAAACTACAAATAGTTATCAAGCTTATTGTATTAAGAAAACAAACACTGGTGCATTGTTTAAAGCTAGTGAAGTAGAAACAGGTAAGATTAACTATAATGGTTCTATTTATATTCCTGAATATAAGATAACAGATGAAGGTTTTAAACTTCCTACTACAAATCCTGCTTATATAAATAATGCTGGTATTGTAGCTAGTAATGCAGTAGATGACGATGATTTAACTAACACTGTAAATACTGCTGGTTCTGATGGTGGTATAGTTCTTTCTCTTAAAGACGGTAAAGGTAAAGTTACTCCTGAAATAGGAGAAGTAGGAAATGTTATGATATTCAATCGTAACATATATTGTAAGAAAGATAAACAACTTATTAGTTTTGGTCCTATATGTTTTAAACATTCAGACATTGAAACTTATAGTTATGCTGATGTTAAAGACGATACTAAGTTTCCTAATAATTATGTTAATGATTACGATTTTAATTATCCTGCTTTTTATGTTAATGATAAAACTTTAGTATATGACCGTAAGGTATATATATCTGATACTGGTAAAGTATATGATATATCTGAAAGAAATGCTATTGCTAAAGATTGGACATCGTTTGCTAAAGCTTATGCTAGAATTGTCAATTATAGTAAGTTTAGTAGAGTTAATACAAATGCTATTTCAATAAAGAAAGAACCTGAGTATCTAGTAGGTGTTTTAGGTAGTGAAGAAGGAGGTATTGCTACTCATCAACGTAGTGCTAATATTATTGTTAAGCCATTAAATGCTACAGACCTTATAGAACTAAAAGATACGTATATAGAAAGTAATTATAAACTTTATACTAATTATAAAGATAATCTTAATTATGATTCTTATAAACGTGCTACTATTCGTCGTAGTGATGTAATAGGTGATGAAAGTCTTGCTAACTCATGGAGACACTTTAGAGCAAACAACTATAAAGTGCTTTCTAAGAACAAAGGCAACATTACAAATATCGTTGGTGTAGGCACTGCATTTTTCGTTCACACGGAACATTCTTTGTTCTACCTTAATAGAGATAACCTCCTCAAGACATCGGGCGATACAGCGCAATTAAAAATGCCAGATTTGTTTGAAGTAGAACCTATTGAACTATTTACTAGTAATCATGGTTATGGTGGACTTCAACATTCTCAAGCCTGGACTGTTAATAGTAATGGTTATTGGTTTGTAGATGCAGACAATAGAAGAATATATAACTTTGATAATAATCATCTTACTGATTTAACTAGTGATATTCTTAATTGGATAAACAATGTTCAAATAGCTGATGCTCACATGGTTACAGATTTTGCTAATGCTCGTGTAATTATGTGTCTTGCTTATTATAGTGAGGATGTTGGAGATAGAGAACATAATCAGCCTGCTTATATTACTTTATCATTTAATATGATTAGTAAGAAATTTGTTAGTATTCATGACTATAAATTTAACTTAGGTGTAAATACTAAAAATCATTGTTATTTTTATTATGCTGTTAAAACTAGTTCTTTCCTTTATTGTTTCAATAAAAATACTCCTTTAGGTTTCTATGGTAAAACTGGAGATTACGCTGGACTTGATGACCATGCTTATGGTTTCCCAGCTATGAGTACAAATCTTACTATAAAGAAAGAAGATGGTACTGAAGAAACTAGAACTGTTCATCCTGCTATATTTGATGTTATCGTAAATGAGAATTATAATATTCCTAAATGTATTAACGCTATTAGTTATATACTTAATAAAGAGTATGCTTACTTTAGTAATCAAATTACTAGAATGGCTGAACCGCTTATGGGTAATGGAACTTATGGAGATATAGAACATTATAGTGGTGATAAACTTCGTATTTATACTGATAGTAATGATACAGGTGACTTAGATATTTCAGGACATAAAACAATTAATGATGATACTGTAACTAGAGACAAAACTCCAGATTACAAAGTTCCTTATTATGATAAAGGTATTTGGAACTTTAATTATATAAGGAATTATATTAGTAGTAAACTTACTAAAGAAGAAATCTGTAAACGTTATAATTTGGATATTAATAATCTTACTCCTACGCAAGAAACTAAGATTCAAACTATGCTTAATAATCCAAGTGATGAACGTAATCTAGTTTATGGTCGTTATTTCGTTGTTAGATTTATCTTTAGAAATATAGATAATGTTCCTTTTAGATTTGAGGATTTAAATATTAATTATTCAAAGTATTAAATTATGACTGGAAAAATTAAAAGAAGAAGTCTTCGTTGTGGTGGTAGACCTAAAGCTGACTTCGGTAGTATTTTTACTACATTTATTGCTCCTGCTTTAGGTGTTGCTGGTTCTGTAGCAGATTCTGCTATAGCAAAACATCAAGCTAATAAAGTTGCAACTACTCCAGCTGCAAATACTCAAGTTCCTGAACCAAAATCAAATCCGGAGCCAAAAGTTGATGCTACAGGTAATAATGGTACTACTGTGCTTCCTCCTGATCCAACTAAAACTCCTGCTATGAGATTAGGTGGTAGAAAGAAATGTTGGATTGGTACAGCTATTATGGGTGCTACTAGTATAGCAGGTTCTTTATTTGGTGCTGCTGCTCAGAAAAGAGAAATGCGTCGTCAAAAGAATATTCAAGATTGGCAGAATACTACTCAAGAAGCTGCTAATATGACTTCTGTTCTTAATAATAGTCAAGATTATCAAGAAGATTATCTTAGACAATTTAGAACTGCTGCTAGACTTGGTAAAACATTAGGAGCTAAAGGTATTTATATTACTGATGGTGGAAATGCTACTAAGATAGGAAGCAACACATATCTTCTACGGGGCGGTTCTCATGAAGATGTGAATGAGACTGGTCAAACTGGTATTGGTATCAATGTTGATGGTAATGAAGTTGAAGCTGAAGGTGGCGAAGTTGCTCAGAAGAAGAATGGTGCTCTAAGAATATTTAGTGCTCAACCTATTCTTAGTAATGGTATGAGCCCTGCTCAAGCTATTCTTAGAGGTTATAATAAAGATTCTGTATTTAGTCAACAACAAGCTTTTAAGAAAAGAAATGGTCTTAAAGATGATGGTAGTGCTAAATATGGACTTGGTGGAGACATAAAAGGTATTTGGAACTTTATTAGAAGTTATAGAACTCCTGTTGATAACATTGCTGCTCTAGTTACTGCATATCAAAAATTAAATCCTAATAGTAACTATAATAAACAAAAAGGTAAGTTCAAAGGTGGTACTTTTAGAGGTGCTGGTGCAGGTGGTACTTGGACTAACGATTATAAATCTAATAAAGGTTTCGATAACTTTAATGATGCTTATGATGACGCTGTAGAACATAATGCTAAAACTTTTATTTTTGGTAATAAGAGATATAATACTCTTAAAGAAAACAATCCTATTAGAGAAATTAATAATAGAGCTGTAGGTTCTTGGAGAGATAGTGTGGTTACTAAAGATAGAACTGGTTATGGTAAAGATTTTGGACCTATAAAAGGTGGTGCTTCTTTGATTCCTCTAATTACAGAAACTTACAATCCTAAGAGAATTAAACATAGATTGGGTGGTGGTTTAACTTCTAAAGATAGAGGTTCTTCTAAACATCCTTATCCTTCTGTATCGTCTAAAGATTTTGCAGGTGGTGGTAGAAGTTATCCTATTCCAACTAAAGCTGATGCTGTTGATGCTTTAAGACTTGCTGGTCTTCATGGTAGAAGTGATGTCAAAAGTAAAGTTTATAGCAAATATCCTAGTCTTCGTCCTAAAGCTGCTTTTGGTGATTGGGTTAGAACTAATCGTGATGATAACGCTTTAGCTGATTTATTATATGAATCAGGTTTATTTGACAGAGAGTCTTGGAATACTATGCTTAGAGATATTCATGACTTTACAGGTATGGGAAGTAACCCTTATAATATTGATGATAATGTCGATGCTGTTATGGCTCCTGCTTTTACTAGTTCTTCTAGTAGAATGTTATCTCAATTAACTAAATCTCCTGAAGCTAGTTATACTTTAAAACAAGTATTAGGTTTGCCTACTAAAGAGATGGTTAGAAAAAGAATAGCTGGTGATATAGCAAAACGAATTGGTGTAGCTAGAGCAGCTAGACAATCTAGTAATTTTAGAAATTATAATATTGCTAGAATGCAAGCAGCTAATGCTGAAGCTTCTTTTAGTCCTTTTGCTAATCAAGTTAGATATGCTGAAGGAAAACCTATATTAGTAAATACTAATGGTTATTATACTACTGCTGGAAATACTATAAGTAGAAATGCTAGAAATATGACTAGCGGAGCTAATCCTTTCTTATATGCACCTAGAACTTCTGATGAAGTATTAGAAGGTTTAAATAGAGTTATTTCTAGTGCTAAACAAGGAGCTAAAAGTGCAGGTCAAAAAGTTGGAAATAAATTTAAAGGTACTCCTGGTCAAAAACTAAGTGATGCTTATTATGATTTAACTCCTATGCAAAGAGCTAAATTAAAAGGTTTAACTCTTGCTGCAACATTAAGTATACCAGCTGGTTATTTTGTTGAATCACAAAATGGTAGAAACAAGAAATCAACTCCTGTTCAAAAAGATGCTCACGGTAAACCTATTTCTCAATATATAGCTAGACCTCAAACTCCAGTTCAACAACTAAGTAGACCTCAAGTTAAGAAAGTAACTCCTGCTCAGAAATCTGTTGTAGTTCCAAAACAAGGTAATAAAACTGTTCCTCAGTATAAAGGTAATACAACTAAAGGTAATTATCAATTACATGATGGAGAAACTAGAACTATTAATGGTATTAAGTATACTCGTAGAGGAAATGCTATTATTAATCATAAGACTAATGTAGCTTATATTTATGATAAGAATGGTAACTATACCGGTAAAGCTGATTACTCTAAAGTAGGAAACTTTAATCAAGCATTTGATGCAGCTAGAGCTGCTGATAGAAGTCAATTTATTTATCGTGCTGGTAAATACAATAACTATTCTACTAATAAAGAAACTAATGCTAAGAAAGAAAGATTAAATAGAATAGTTGGTGCTAGAAGAGTTGCTAAAGCATTAGGTGGTTATAGCCGCCCCGTAGAAGGTATGAGACCTAAAGCTGGTACTGGTATGTATATTCCTTTCAATAAACGTTATACTTCTATTTATGATGCTCCAGATTATGATTATGATTATAATGGTGGTAATGTTTTAGGTAATGATGAAGTAACAGTTACAGCTAAGAGAATTAAGCCTACTTTTATGAAACCAAATAATGATGCTATGAATCTTATTAAAGTTCCTAAAGAAGAAGTTCCTTATATTCCACAACATCATAATCGAAGTCGTACTATATTTAGTGGTGGAGATTATTTAGGATTAGGTATTGATACTCTTGCTGCATTAAGTACAGGTCTTGTAAATTATAATACTGCTGGTAAGTATACTCTTCCTGATAGAGCACCTATCATTCAAGCTAGTAAATTACCTACAACTTATAATGTTAATCCTGAAATAGAAGAAGTTAAACGTTATAGAGATAGACTTACTGGACAAACTTTCAATAATACTTCAAGTTCTGTAGCTGCTCTTAATAGAAGTGGTGCTATTAATCTTGATGCTCTTTCTAATCTTAGTAAACTTTGGGCTACTAAAGAGAATGAAGAGAATAAGATGCTTACAGAAGATGCTAAGAATCAACAAACTGTTGCAGCACAAAATGTACAGAATGAGCTTGCTCGTCAAAGTGAGATTGCTAGAATTAAGAATGAAGCTACTCAAGCTAAGGGTGATGCTCTTAATGTTGGTCTTAGTGGATTGTCTCAAGCTTGGACTAATTTCTGGACTGCTGGTAGAACTGCTTATGAGGATGACCAAACTAGACGTGCAATGATTGCTTCTAGTAAAGAAGCTACTCCTACTAGACTTTCTGAGATGGATTTTGATTTATCTCCTGACATTTTAGCTAGTCTTTATAGAACTGCTAAAGACGATAGAACTAGACGTTTCTATTTATCTAGATTGTCTCCTAAACAAAGACTAAAATACGGTATAAATTAATATTATATAAATACTTCTGATAGTACTATTACTATCAGAAGTTTTACTATTTTTGTAATCAGTAATTAAATAATAATATTATGGCTTATAAAAACAATCAAAGTGGTATTACTATTGGAGGCTATGTTCCTCAACGTGTACCAGTTCGTTCAAATCTTGAAGCTCTTAGTCAAGCATTAAATAAAATTGATGAGCGTTCTGATAAAGCAATTCAACAAAAGTCTGCTATTACGAATGCTATTGGTCAATTAAAACTTAATGCTGCTGAAGATAAATGGAAATACGATTATGCTAAACGTATTGAACAAAAAATCAATGACGCTGCTCAATATGGTGATTATAGTAGAGCATTAGATGTTGCTACTGAACTTGCTGGAAGTGCTACTTCTTCTCCTGAAGTTATCGGTCGTATTCGAGCTAATGAAAACTACGAAAAAAAGAAAGGTGAAGTTGAGTCTCTTGCTAATAGTGGAGTTATTAGTGGACTTACTAAAGAACGTTGGCTTGCTCAAAATAAATATTCCTATGAAGATATTCGTGATGAAAACGGTAATATAGTTGGAGGTACAGATTGGAAAGCTGGATGGGACCCAGTTAAGAAAGTTGATATGTCTAGACTTGTTACACTTGCTGGTCAACTTGCTGCTCCTGTAAAACGTGCTACTAGTAGTAGTTCTCAACATAGTGTTTCTGATGAACAAGGTGTAGGCAATGGTGGTACTAGTACTCCTGCAAGTCTTCGTTCTGTAAAAACTGGTTATAGTACTTCTAGTGGTTCTAGTTATCAAAGAGAAACTTTAACTAAACAAAAGATTGATGAAGTTTATAATAAACTCTTTGCTCTTGATGGAGATAATATGAATGCTCTTATTCAGCAATACGATGACATTAAATGGAAAGTCAATCAACTTAAAGATGAACTTAGTACTACTACTAACCCTGAAAAACGTAAAACTCTTCAAGATAGTATCAATGCTTTTGGTAATGACATTTATGATTCTAATGGTCAACCTCTTAAAGTTAAAGAATATATGCTTAGTAAGATAGGTGTTATTACTAAAGATATGGCTTATGATAATATTACTGTTAGTCATACTTCAGGTAGTTCTGAAACTAGAGGTTTAACCTATGGTACTAAAGCTGCTCTTAGTTCTGGCACAGATACTAGCAAAATCGTTTCTCCAGTTCCTAAAATAGGTGGAACTTATTATAGTAATCCTGGTGAAGTAAGTTGGAATGTTCGACGTGATGGTTCTTATTTTCAACAAACTAGTAAAAATCTTTCTGAAAATGGTATTTTAAATTAGTAAATTATGCTTAGTAAAAAGATATATGATAAGTTTATAAGTGATGGAGATTTTGTTGGTGCAGCTAACTATTTATCTCGTGCTCACTTTAGTGACCCAGTTAAACAACAAATGGTTAATGAAACTATTAAAAGTCTTAGAACTGATGGTCGTAGAATACAAGGTATGATGTCTCATGCTGATGATACTCAAAGAGCAGCATATAGTTTTCTTAATGCTGTAAATAATAATAATGTTCTTCCAGGTCTTAATAATGGTATAGATTCTGAAGGCAATAGACGTAAAAGTACTAATGGATTTAGTAAAGCTTATTCTGAGGCTCTAAGAAATTTAGGTAGTACTAAAAATACTGATGCTGAAGGAATATCTATTAAGTTTGGAGGTAAGACTGAAAAAAGAACTTTTCTTGGTATTGATTGGTTAGCTAAAGATGTAGAATATAATGATGATGCGTTTAATGATATGTTGAAACGTACTCATCTTAGTAAAGAAGCTTTAATAAAAGCTGGTGCTAAGATTAAAGTTCAAAATGGTCAGTATATTCTTGATATTAGTAAACGTAGTTCTTTATTTAATAAGATATACGATGGTATTCGTAATATTAAGAATGATAAAGGTCTATATAGATTTCAAATAGCCGGAATTGATGCTAAAGGTAATATTATAAAAAATAATGAAAGTCATCGTCCAGCTTCTGTTATGGAAAGAGGTGAACTTAAACATCAAGGCATTAATGTTGCTACAAGAGTTGGAGCTTCTTCAAGTCCTATAGAAGAATCAGATGGATATTACTTTAATCCTAGTATTTCAATGATTACTAATTTTGAAGCTCCAGCTAAAGCTATAGAAAGTGCTAATCAAATAGTTCATAATATAAAAGGTATGAGTGGTGATAATAGTGGAGTATCTACTGTTAGTTCTATGATTCTTCCTTTTAATAGTGCTCGTAGAAAAGAAATTAGTGATGCTCTTAATACTGGTAGACTTAATAGTGATTTAGCTAGTGCTCTTGTAAAAGAAAATAATGAAGCTATTCTTAATGGTCTTATGAATGCTGATTTTACTCAGTATGAAATGTATGTTACTGATGAAGAAAATCCTGATGACCATACTACAGTTCGTCATTCAGTAGATAGTAGTAATGAAAAAGCTAATATTCAAGATTTAGTACGTGCAGCTATTTCTGATGGAACTATAAGTGCAGATAAACTTGATTATTATGTTTCACTTGGTATGCAAGGTAATCAAACTGGTTACGTTATTACTATTCCAAGTAAGATGGATAAGAATACAGAAACAGGTAATAGAGTTGAAGATATTAAACAAAATAGTCGTCAAATATTTATTCCTGATTTTATGAATGGTGAAGCTGAGAAACTATTCTCTCAAAATTCTCAGACTAGAGCTATGAAAGAACTTGCTAGTATGGAAATGTATAATTATCCTGTTGATATTCCTCAAGATGGTAGACTTAATGTTTATAATGACCCTTCTACTGGAAAAGCAGTTTATCAAATGGAATATAATAGTGGTAGAATACAACCTTTAACTAGAGATGATGCACTTCGTAAAGTTAATAAAATGCTCATAGTTGAGGATGGTATTGATTTAGCTAATAAACAATTTTATGATGAAGATGGTAATCTTCGTAAAGGTCTTAAAAATAAAGATGGTTCTTTAAATGCTCAATTTCAACAAGATTTAAATAGACAAGTAGATGCTTATGTTACTAGTGCTATGAGTGAACTTTATCCACAAGCTTGGCAAAGCTTTGCTCCTATTGCTAATAATGTTATAAATGGAGATTTTTCATCTGAAGAATATAAGACTAAATTAGCTAAAGCTATGAATAGTTTTGTAGATACAGATAATATTAATCTTATTAATAATCAAAGAGCTATTTATTCTAATTATATTCTTAGTAATATAGGAATGTATGATAATGATGCTTATAACATCGATTAATTATGAATACAGAAAATGTTTTTAATAATAGTGGAGTTATAGTTAGTAATCCTAATTATAATCCTAAAACAAAGAAGGGTCGTGCTCAACAACCCTTCTTTCATACTTTAGATTTAAGCCAAGATATTACATCTGGTGCAGCTAATGAATTTGCTAAGAATGCAGACAATGCTTGGGTAATGGGTGATACTCATAGTTATCAACGTTATGGTGTTACTCCTAATCTTATTACCAATCTTGATAAAGAGCGTGCTGAAAATCAGTCTAATTGGACTAAAGCTGGTAATGCTTTAGGTCAGACTCTTGTTAGTCAAGCTATTCTTGGTACAATCAAAGCTGTGCCTGATTTGTTTGATGCTGTTGCAAATGGTTTCTTTACTAGTGATGGTGATTATCAAAATCCTGTTAGTAATAAAATTAAAGAATGGCAAGATTATTTTGACCAAGAAGTTGCTCCAATATATAGTGACCCTGAACATAATGATATTTATAGTGGTGGTCTTACAAATTTTGGTTGGTGGGCTAGTAATTTTCCTAGTGTAATCTCTAGTTTAACTTTGCTTCTTCCTTCTACTGGTATTATGAAAGGTGCTGGTGCTATAGGTAAAGCTCTTAAACTTGGTGCACGTAGTCGTAGCGGTCTTAAAAGTTTATTTGGTATTAACAAAACTCTTGATAATATTGAACGTGGAGTAGAAGGTGCTCAACTTAGTGGTTTTCAATCTGCTGCTGCTAAAATTATAAATAGTACTAGAGAAGGTGGAAAACTTAATACTTTTGCTAATGTTGGAGGTAATGCTGTACTTCAACGTATGATGGAAAATTATCAAGAAGCACAAGGAGTTTATCAAGACATTTATAAAGATGCTACTGATAAACTTAACCATATGAACAATCAAGATTATCAAGCTTTTGTAAATAAGAATCAAGAACTTCTTCAAGACGTTGATACTTCTGATAGAAATGCTGTTGCTAGAAAGATTTCTAAAGCTTCTGCTGATGAAGACTTTAAATATAATTTTGGAAACCTTACTTTCGATATTATTCAAATGTATGGACTTAGAGGTTTTTGGAAAGGTCTTAAAGATAGAGGTGGAGCTTATACTCTTAATCAAACTCTTCGTAATAATAAACTTGCTATAGGTAAAACTGAAGAAGAAATTAAAGCTGCTACTGATAAAGTTTCTGCTTGGGTTAAAGCTCGTAATAAAGTTTGGGATAGACTTAAAAATGAAAAGCTTATTATAACTGGAGAACTTAGTGAAGGTCTTGAAGAAGGAGTAAACTATATTGCTCAAATGGAAGGTACTAATCTTGGTAAAGTACTTCTCGATGAAGCTGATGCTGACAAATCTCCTTGGGATGATAGAATGAAAAAGTATCTTCGTAGTGGAGGTCTTGCTGATTCTGCTTTTTGGGGAGTAATGGGTGGTGTTGTATTTCATCATTTAGGTTCTACTTTTGGTAAAATTCAAGCTACTATAGATGAAAAGAATAAGACTAAAAAAGATGATAAAACTGGCGAAAGTGCTCCTAGTTCTTTTGGTCTTAGTGAAACTGGAGAAATTAAAGCTCGTAGAGATAATATGCAATCTTGGTTGAATACCTTTAATACATTCTTTGATAGAGCTGCTAAGATTAAAGAAGGTGTTAATCCTTTTGCTGGTATTAATGAGAAATCTGATATTAAAGGTAATACTACTGCTCAAGAGATTGCTAAGTCTAGAGCACAAGATGAACTTATTACTGATTTGACTTTGAATGCAGCTCATCATGGTAATGCTGGTTATCTTCGTGAGTTTATGAAATCTGATGAAGTACGTGATGCTTTAGTAAATAAAGGTATTACTACTAAAGAAGATGCTACTCAAACGCAGCAAGAGATACTTAATAAAATGGATGAAGTTACTCAACAATATAATAATGAACTTACTAGAGTTATAAATATTGCTGACAACTATGCTGCTCATCGTAAAGATGACCAAGTTATTCCTATTGAATATCTTCAAATGATTGCTACAAATAATGTTAAGTATGGTCAAGATATTGCTCGTCAAGAAGATAAACTTAATTTAACTCAATCTAATATTAATGCTGCTCTTCAAGTTAAAGAAATAGCTAATAAACTTGGTGATACTTCTATTGACGATTTACAAAGAGTTGCAGCTCAAACAATTCTTGCTAATAATCTTGCTGAACTTTATGCTCAACGTAGAGAAGTTGAAGAATCTGCTAAGACTGATATTAGTCAAGCTGTTGCTCTTGATAATATTAATAAAAATATAGCTGCTGTTCAAGCACAACTTACTCCTGATTATCTTCGTGAAGCTATTCGTACTGGAATTACAGCTTTTCACGATGAAAATGGTGTTCTTAAATTTAAACCTAATGAAGGTGCTAGTAAAGAACTTAAAGATATTATGTCTTTAAATCTCAATGATGCTGAAGGCAACGAAGATGCTACTAAACGTGCTGATTATTTTAAAAAACTTGATGAGTATGCTACTAAGCATAATATTGTTGGTGAACTTAGTAAATATTCTGATGAGCTAAGTATTGCTGAGCAAAATAAAGCTTTTGAAGATAATCGTAGAAAAGCTAATCAAGTTCTTACTGCTGCTGATGAATTTGGTATTCCTGGTGTTGTTGGTAAAAACTTTACTGATTTACTTGTCGATAAAGCTATTGCTGAAGTTAATAGAGATTATCTTAGAAGTAAACAAGTTAAGAATAGAGAAGATATTGCTAGTGAACTTAGTTTCTTAAATCAAACTCTTGATGATGCTAGAGTTAAAGTTGTAAATCAAAGTTTTGATACTGTTAAGGATATAGCTAAACGTAATAAAGATAATCGTGATGCTATTATTAATGCGGTCGGTGCTTATTACAATCAAGACTTTGAGAATTATGATAATTTTGTATCTGTTCTTAACGATAAAGATAAAGCAAATTTAAAAGAATCTTTAGATGCTCTTCATCTTAGTGGTAATCTTAATTATCGTTTTGGTGAACAAATACAAGAAATGCTTGCTAAAGATGATTTATTTGAAGATACTAAACCTGCTGCTACTCAAGCTCAAGAAGAAGAAGCTGAACAACTTAATTCTGCAACTCCTACTCCTACTGAAGCAGCACCAACAGTAGAACCTTTAAATCCTTCGCTCTCAACCCCTCAAATTGGGCAGACGAATAATTCATCAGGTTCATCAGTTGAAAGCGTCACAGCGCAAGGAAATACACAATTATCGAATATTGGTACACAACCATCTGTTGTGAAACCAAGTAAAATCGGAAAATTAAATTTTACAAATAATAAGTTTGTAGCTAGTACTGGTAATGAGACTGCTTCTGACGATTATCAACTTGTTCCAACTCAGAATAACGATGAATATGAAGTTCATCCTACAAGTAACGATAACGTTGCAAGTCTTACAACTAGTGAAGATTTATTTGCTAATGCTAATATTGCTACTCAAGATAACGTAGGTATAACTTCTTATCCTATTGTTAGACTTACTGGTAATGATTTTGAAGTTGTTAGTCAAGGTAAACTAGGAATTGAAGATGTAAAAGAAGAAACTTCACAACAAGCAGCTTCTACGGGGGGTCTAGAACAAACAAAATTAGTAGAATCTCCAACAGCAGCTGAACCTACTAATAATGTTAAAGAAACTACTCCTGAAATTGAAGAACCTAAAGTTCCTGATTTTATGAGTAATGCTTCTGATACTAAAGTTATTAGAGATGTTATTTCTGAATTAAAAACTACTCCTGATTTAGACTTAGATGCTAAAGCTAAGAGTATTCTTGATGACTATGTAGCTAAAGGATATAGTGAAACTGAAACTAAAAAACAAATAGATAGTGCTTTTAGACGTATTCGTAAGAGACAAGAAAAACTTATGAATAAAGAAAGTACTGTTGCTTCTGTTTATTTTAGTAGTTTTGACCAAGAAGAACGTAATGCCAAATCTAAAAATGGTAAAGCTGTAGTATTTGATGATTCTTATAAAAAAGCCGTTAGTGACCTTCTTGATGTATATGCTAAAGATGCTGAACTTCCACAAATCAATGGTAAGTATTATGGTAATCTTATGAACCTTATGGATTACATTAAGTCTGCTTATGATGATTATTCTATGGCTGACTTTATGTTTAATAGTTTGTCTGCTTATCTTAATACTCCTGAAGGTCAAGCTAAGTTTAATATTACTGATGCTAATGATGTTAGTAATCCTGTTGCTTTCTTAAATAACTTCCATAAGTCTCAAGCTGAAAGAGATGCTGCTCTTCCTAATGGAACTGTTCATCAAGTTAATATGAATCTTTCAGATTTTGGCACTAATGAAGATATGAAAGAAAATTATGATGAACAAGTTAAACTTAAGAATGGTGATAAACTTACTATTGAAAGAGTTACTACAAGTAAAGGTAGTAGTCGTTTAGGTATTAAATCTAATGGTAAACTTGTTGGTAGTATATCAATTCCTTCTATTGGAGAAAGAGGTGAATATATTCAAAAAAATGATGGACTTATTTATCATATAGATAAAGCTGATGGTTCTAAAGATGGAGCACTTAAACAAGTTCTTAAAGATATAGCTAGAAGTAAAACTCCTGAGCATGAAAAACTTAATGAAATTATTCATAAAGCTGCTTTTGATAAGTTTAGTGCTGAACAATTGGTTAACGAATTTAAGAGTAATCCTATTGTTCAAGATATGGTTAAGAATGATATGATTAATTCTGATAAAAACGGTCCTGAATATGAAGTTGCTCTTAATGGTCTTGCTAAACTTTGGAGATATAACTATAAAGTTCTTACAGAAGGAGGAGTTAATAAGTTTACTGGTGCAGTAGTTGCTAATTCTATCGATAAATGGTTTGATACTCTTCGTGAAAGTTATAATGAAACTAGTAAATTAGATAACAATCCAAACATTGATATTGTAGCTAGTGATGTATTTGAAGGTGAACTTATTCGTAGTAACGATGGTACTTTTAAAAGTGATGCTGAAACTTCTCTGCCTATTCAATTAGCTATCGCTAAAGATACTAAATTTGAAATTGCTGCCAAATCTACTACTGGTGAATTTATTAATGGTATTGGAAGTAATAAGTTTCTTGTTAATGTTGGTCGAACTTATATCGCTGTTCCTCGTAGTAACGGTACTGTAGATATTGTAAATGCTTATCCTGTAAGTTGGACAGGTGCTACATACTATACAAAAGATGACAAGCAACAACATGTTGAGACAGGTAAAGAATTTAAGCAACTTCAAAATGCTATAGTTACTCAAATTAAAGATAGACTTGCTTCTCTTAATGATGGCGATTTTGCTGAAAATAGAGATAACTTTATTGATTTTATTGATAATCTTCTTAATATCAATAAAAATCCTATTTTCCTTAGTAAAGAACTATCTGTATTTAGAACTGCAAATATTCTTGGAATTAACTTTGGCAATAAGAATAATCAACTTCTTTTCTATAGAGATAAGAATGGTGATGGTATAGGTCAAATAATTAATAAAGTTGATGGTAAACCTAATTATATTTCTTACAATAGTGATTTATCTGCTGTAAGCGATAGACTTATTAAAGGAATAAAAAGTCTCAATTTCAACATTAACTTTGCTGTTTTAAAGTCTGATAATAATCATAATATTCCTCTTCAAGGTATTACTAGTAGAACTACTGATGGTAAGTTTCAAATTACTATTCCTGAATATAAAGGAAAAAATGGTGTAAATATTACTTATAATAGTTTTAAAGACTTTATTCAACAAAACAATCTTCTTAGAGTTAATATGGCTCAAGAAAACGGTAGTAATATTAGAAGAACTGCTATTAATAAACAAGGGGCTAATGCTAGATTTAGTTTTCAAGTAACAAATAAGCAAGAAAGTCGCCCCGTAAAGAATGTTGATGATACAAATACTTATACTTCTAAAGCTGATGAAGTTAAATCTATTGTAACATCTGATTCTACAAATAAAGGTTTTGAAGTTGCTAGTGCTCTTTTATTAGATGATACATCTAAAGAGAAACTAAATAGTATTAAAAGTGATAGTTCTTTACGTAAACTTTTAGCTAAAGATATTATCTTTGACGAGGAATTTATGAGTAAACATCACGCACAAGCTAATGCTGTTTGGAGTAAAACTAAAGGCGGTAAAGTTGTTATTGGTCAGATATTCTTAGATATGATTAATAGTAAGAAACCTGGTGAAAAAGGTAGAGCTATTAGAACTTTGATGCACGAAAATCTTCATGGTTATATTGAAGATATGGCTAATGATAAACGTCATCCTAATGCTGTTGCTAATCTTAGAAATAGAATGCAAGATATTTATGATGATTTTGATACTGCTATTAATCAAGATATTACTGATTTAAAAGCAGGAAATATTGATGAGATTAAACAACGTAGGCATATTCAAGATAAAGCTACTCTTGAAAAGATTAGTGAGTGGCTTAATAATGTTAATACTTTTACTGCTGAAAGTTATGCTACTCGTGAGAATCCTCAAGATGCTCTAGAAGAGTTTATTGTTGAATCTCTTACCAATGTTGATTTAATGAATTATCTTAATCAAGTTGATGCTGATGGTGGAGTAGTTAAAGGTAATACTATTTGGCAGAAAATACTCAAGTTTATTGGTGATTTGTTTGGTATTAATATTCGTCCTAATAGTCTTCGTGCTAAACAAATGGAAGCTCTTGGTGAAATATTTAAGAATAATCAAGAAGCTGAAGTTAAAGCTGAAGAAAAAGAAGAAGTTACTCAACCAACAACATCTTCTACGGGGGGTATAGAAGAAGTTGAAATAGAAACAGTTGCTGATAATACTAATAGTATTATAGATAGTGATGATGTTGGAAGTGCTAATGAAACTTTTGATATTAAGGATGAAGATGTTGATGCTGATGATGAATATGATGCTGATGAAAGTACTAGTGAAGAAGTAGCTTTCAATTCATTCAATTCGGCAATCGAATCTCTCCCGATGTCGGAACGTGCCAAATTTGCCTCTCTCGTTAGCTCTGCTGCAATTTCGATGTCTTGCAAATAGATTATTCATAGAATATATTTCAAGGTTCTAGAGGAGAATTTAAAATCCTCTAGAACTTTACTTTTAAATAACTAATTTAATTAATAAAGTTATGGCTTGTAATTTTAAAACAACAAGTGCTGGCACAAGCATTAAACGTAAGGTTGGAGCAAATAATGCTCGTTTTGTAGCGTTAGTTAGTCTTATTAGTAATCCTGAAACTGGAGGTTTTACTGATGAGTTTGTTGAGTATTATCAGAAAGTAAATCATACTGATAATATTCCTAGTGTTGATAATTCTGAAAGAGGAGTTATCGCTAATACTGCTATCCGTTATTATAATAGTATTCACTTTGATGTTAATGCTCAAAGTACAGGTACTTATTATGCTAAGGATGTAGATGCTTTCGGTTATAGTGATAGTCATGCAAAGGTATATGCTATTACTAGAGCAATTCCTAATATTATGCGTAGTATGTACGTTAGTGATATTAGAAGTGGAGAAATTGTTGATAAGGATACTATTCTTGGTGATTTAATTAAACGTACAAAAGTTAGAATAACTAAGGATATTGCTGCTAATTATCTTAAAGCTATTGGTAAACCTGCAACTAATGCTGAAGTTAATAAGATAGCTGATGCTCTTCTTAATAATAATGAAACTTATTATAAGAAAGATGAACTTATGCTTGCTATATCTAAAGCTTTTGATAAGAATGGTGATGTTCAAGTTCAGAATACTTTTGCTATTTATAAAGATATATTTAAAGATACTACTGGTAAAGATTTCTTTAATAGAGTTATTATTGCTGACCCTATTATTGGTAATCTAAAATATAGCGATGAAACTGAATCTAGTCTTGCTGAAGCTTATGCTGAAGATTTTGATTCAGTAGATGATTCTTCTTATAATAATAATGAAGATGAAGATGTACTTACTGTAGGCGATAGACAAGATAATACTTGGAATGACCATAGTGGTCTTGGTTCTAGTTATATGAAAGGTTTTGACCTTGATATTCGTCTTAATCTTTCTATGATACCTAAACTTACTAGTAATACTGTTGGTACTAAGACTTTAAAGTCTGGTAAAGTAAAGGATGTTTATGATTATGATAAAAACAATCCTACTGGTAACGTAGATTATATTGACGTAAAAGATATTATTAGTACTCTTAGTGCTAAGAAAGATGTTTCTAATCTTAATACTTTTATTGATAGTGTAAAAGAAGCTAGTAATATTCCTGGTATGGAAGGTCTTATTAAACTTTATAAAGACCTTACTTCTGATTTAGATTATGCTGCTCGTCTTTATACTCAATTCAAAACTGTAATTAACAAATATGAAACTCGTATTGCTGACGAGAATACAGCTATGAATAAGAGTAATAAGAATAGTAATGCTCAACAAGTTCATGCTCTTAGTTTCCTTAATGATGCTAAGTTTACTCATATAAATATTGATTCTGATGTTACTAATAAACTTGTTAATGAAGTAGATGAAACTATTGTAGAATATACTCAAGCTCTTGCTGCTGGTGATGAGTTTGCTTTAGACCAAGCTAAACTTTATAATACCATTGTTGATAGAATTGCTTCTCGTATTAAAGATTATTATCCTAGTGCAGATAAAGCTTCTATTGATAATTATGTTCGTCTTGCTAATAATGGTGAAGTTGCTACAAATATGCGTTATCTTACTGATAGTCTCAGAAAGATAGCTAAAGCTTCTGATGCTACTACTTCTCAGTATACTGAAAATCGTGATGCTATTAGTGGTATTAACAAAGAAATTAGGAAACTTCAAACTAAGATTGACGCTCTCAACGAAGCTGGAGAACATAAAGGTATAGATAAAATTAATGAAGAAATAGATAAACTTGTTAGTCAAAGAGATAATATTAGATTTAGTGATTATCGTTCTCAAGATAGTATTACTCAGAGTATTGCTTTAGCTGATAAACTTTATCCTTATTCTTCTGTTAAAGTTGAACTTAATTCTCGTAATGGTTTAGGTAATCTTCAATCTGATATTATCAACAGTTCTATGATTACTTATCTTCTTAAAGTACTCAATAGTCCTAAGACTACTACTGATGAATTAGGTAATATTGCTCCTGAGTCTCTTGTTAACTTTGCTAAGTTTAAGTTTAAGAACAATCAATATAATCTTAGCAATATTCTTATTGAGACTAGAGAAAATGGTAAGATTGTAAATTATGGTCTCTTTTATTATGATGCTGACAAACAGAAATATGGTGTTACTAATTATGCTTCTGGTTTACTTAACGTTGCATTATTTAATGGAGCTGTAAAAACTGATGAAGGCACAGGTATTACTTATGCTCAGATGAGTAAAGGTGATTACGTTTATACTGCTTTTGCTAATTATTTTAATAGCGATAAAAATATTGATGCCGATAGAGTAACTAATAGTATTCCTCTTGCTAATTACTTTATGAGAACTCCTTCTGATGCTCCTAAAACATTTGTAGTTCGTGCTCCACGTTATCATATAAGTAAGAGTAACCCAATTAGAACTGTAACAAATGCTGCTGATGTAGATAATTATATTAAGAATTATGTTGCAGAGCATATTGCTAGTATGTCTGAAGCTGCATTTAATCAAGCTAATCCTAGAGCTAGATTTATTCAACTTGAAGATAATCGTAGTGACCGTGCTCAAATTACTAGAGATTTAACTGATAATAATATTACTCGTTCTGTATATGAGAATGAGATTATTCGTAATGATGGTAAAACTGCAACTATTGGTTATCAATTTGCTGATGAAGAAGGTAATGTAAATAAATATATTATTACTGGTTCTATTCGCCCTGTAAAAGGTATGAATAAGTTTGTTATTGAGAATGGTAAAGCTACTATTCTTGATAATAATGAAATGAGAGATAATCTTCGTCCTATGATATATGACAAGTATCGTAAACAAGCTTATCGTAATGGTAGAATTGGTGATGTTCAAGTTAATTATCAAGTTAATAGAGAACATCCTATTTATAAACAATTTAGAAAGATATTCAATCAAGAGTTGACTAATATGGCTGAAGCTATTAATATGATATTCTTGACTGGCGATGATGGTATTATTCAGCGTGAAGGTGATGGTAAACCTAAATTTAATCCTAATAATGCTTTTAGATTAGATAAAGAGTCTGCTCGTAGACTTTATGCTAATTATCAAACTAAGAAAGGTAAATATCTTGATTCTAATTATGGTTTAGTTGGAAATATGTTCCATAGCGATAAATTTACTATTACTGATTATAAGACAGGTAAAGTTCGTAATTATGGTCAAGAACTTCTTGATGATTATTTCGATAGTCTGTATAATGGTAGTAAAGGTGGCTTTATTCATTTTGGCTATGAGAATGGTAAGATTAAACTTAATCATACTAAAGAACAAGCTGAAGCTATTGATAACAAAATGGCAGAATTTATTAGTAATTATATTGATAGTTCTGCTATACGTATGGATGAATTTAAAAATCTTGACGTAGCTGGACTTATTAATGATGATAATGTTGCTGATTTTGCTCTTAATTATCGTCTTGCTTATAATTATTTTGATGATTTATTTGAGGGTGATGATAAGTTTTATAAGTCTTCTCAAGACTTCTTGAAACGTGCTAAGGAAGGTCAAGCTAGTGGTACTCCTTATAGTACTTTTAATATTTATCAAGATGAGAATATGATGCTGACAGACTTAAAGAAGATGAGTTATCTTAATAGTCAAGCTATTCAAGATAAACTTAATAGTCTTGGTCTTCATGTTACTCAACGTCCTGCTTTTGTTGGTATTACTATTAAGAATACTGTAAGAACTTCTCACGAAGCTTCTCAAAATGGTCCTGTTGTTCATGAACTTGCTCGTGTTTATATGAAATATGACCCTGAACTTACAGAAGCTGAAGCTATTGCTAAAGCAAATAAACATATGGAAGGTTATCAAAATACTACTGTAAACGATGCTCAATCTTATATTACTTTTGAAGAATGGATTCGTCGTGTTGCAGGTAGAGGACAACTTAATAAATATATGCCTCTTATTGAGCGTATTATGGATAGAAGTAAACCTCTTAGAGTAGATGATATTAAAACTTTTGTTCAAGTACAAAAGAACTTCTATTATGATATGACTTATAACGATAAGATTAATACTTATGCTCCTCGTCAAATTAAGAATGCAGAACTTGTTCTTGTACCTAGATTTATCGAAGGCACTGACCTTGAGAAAGTATATAATCTTATGAAAGATAATGGTATTGACCAACTCAATACAGAAGAGACTTCTAAAGCTGGTAAAGCTGGTGTTCTTACTTTATTTGACGAAGAAACTGGTGAAGTTACTGATGCTCATATTCAAGATTTTAATAATCATGTAGAAGATTATAAAGAGACTTATTCTTATAATTTCCTTTATACTCAGCAAGAAACTCCTCAACACATGAATGCAGAAAATAAAGCTGCTATTCAAATTATGAAGAAGATTGTTGATAATATTCCTGATACTGGAACTATTGGAGAAGTTAAGAAAGAGTTTTTTAAACTTTATGTTGCTAATATTAAAGATAGTTTCAATAGTCTTGTTAAAGAACTTAATATTCCTACAAATGAAGATGGTTCTATTAAACTTGATGCTAATGGAAATATTGAAGGACTTGATATGAAACTCTTCTTTAATAAGCTTCGTAAAGAATGTCTTCGTCAAGGTCTTGATAGTAATATTCTAGAGTTCTTTACTCTTAATGAAGATAGTCCTTATACTAAACTTGGAAGAGCTAATACTGTTATGCCTACATATATGACTAATATGATGAGTAAAGCTCAGAATGTTTGTCAGTCTATGTTTAATAATGCTATTACTCGTCAGAAGTTGCCTGGTTTTCATGCTGCTCAGGTAACTAATGTAGGTTATTCAAAGAAACTTCGTTATCATCCTGATGGCGGACGTTATATTGAAGTTCTTCTTCCTAAGAGTAACTTTGGTTTTGCTAAAAATGAAGATGGTACTTATACAGAACCTGATGAAATTAGAGATGAAGATGGAAATCTTGTAGGTGGACTTCTTTATCAACTTCAAAGAGCTAAACTTGATACCATTATTGGTTATCGTATTCCTACTGAAGGTAAGCAATCTATTTGTGCTATGAAGGTAGTTGGATTTACAGATGATGCTCAAGGTTCAACTATTGTTGTTCCTGACGATTGGGTTGCTCAAACTGGTTCTGACTTTGATATTGATTCCGTATATGGTATTCAACATAATACATATATAGATAAAGATGGTGATATTCAGAAAGTTGCTTATAAAGAATCATTTGGTAAATTATATGATGATTATGTAAAAGAACAACTTAATGATGAAGCTAAAGCTAAACTAGAAGAAGCTGTTAAAAATGGAGTTAACGAATCTACTGCCTTAGCTAATGCTGCACAAGAGGGTGGACTTCTTAGTCGTGAAGAATTTAGTAAAGCTAATAGTATTGAAGAAAAGAATAGTCGTCAAGCTCGTAATAATCGTATACTTGATGATATGCTTCGTATTCTTCAATCTGATGAAGCTTTTGAAGAGAATACTGGTCAATCTCAATTTGAAGATATTATCAATGCACGTGATAATATTATGAATGATGTTGTTAAGAGTGTTCGTAATGGTCGTAGTTGTTATGATTTTATTGACCAAGCTGAATATCAAGAAGATGTTATGAGTGGTGCTAAACTTAAAGCGTTTAGTGTTACTCGTGATACCTTTGTGTCTATTTGTAATAAAGTTCAACCAACTATCAAAGATGATTATAGAATAACAATTTCTTATGATAAAAATAAATATGACGCTAAAGAACTTATAGATAGATTTGGTGAAGATAATGTTACCACTGATTATGAAACAGAAGATTATCTTGTAACTCATACTACTATTGGTTGGACTAATGATAATAAAAATGTAGACGGACGTATTCTTACTGCTTATAGTTCTGAGACTACAGCTCATATTCTTGATGCTGTAAAGAAAGGTGCTGTACCTAATGTAAATGAATTTACTTTTGCAGTATATAAAATTTTCCCTGATATAGGTAGCAATTATAAGACTGGTGTTGCGTTTATGATGCATCCTGCTGTAACACGTATAGTTAATGCTTATAATAAAGGTAAGTCTGTTTATAGTGAAGATTCTGCTCAACCTATAGTTGATGCCCTTAAAGAAGTAGCTGAAGAACTTGGTGTTGATACTAGTTCTTTATATTCAGGTAAAATGGTAGTTGAAGCTATTAATGATAAACTTGGTACAAACTATAGTTTTATTAAAAACAATAATATTATTCTTGATGAAAAACAATTAGCTAATGATGTTAAGAATGCAAACAATGTTTCTCTTGCTCGTGAAGTAGAAATTCTTATGGCTTACAATGATATTAATCGTTTAGCTGATGTAATTCAGAAAATTGTAAGAGTTTGTAACCCTGATAAATTTGGTGCTAAACAAACTATATTTGCTACTAATGAAGTATTTGAAACTATTAAAGATATAAATAATAGCAAACAAGCTAAAGTGCTTAGTAAGAATGGTATTCCTTTCCTCGAAAGTATTTATCCTGGACTTATTAAAGATGGTGTTGTGGATAAAGATAATTATGTAAAAGATACTCATGAATCTGCTTATCCTTCTCTTAATGCTTTCTTAAAGTATGCTTCAGTTACTAGTACTGTAGTTAATAGTATGCTTTTTGAAACTCAAAATTCTGCTTTTGTAACTACTATTAAAGCTCTTAGTAAAATGCTTCCTACTCCTCGTAGACTTACTGAGAAAGAATATAATGATTATGAGAAGTATGTTATTGGTGCTGCTTATAATAATGCTGATGGAATTAGATTAGGTTATACTATCAACTCTTCTACGGGGCGTCTTGAGTCAACTAAAACTAGTGATTTACAAGAGCGTCTTCGTATTTATGGATTTAGTGGTAGCCCAGTATTTCATTTTGATGTTGTAGATATTACTGAACCAACTCAAGATGAAATTGATGCTTGGTCTAAACTTACTCCTGCTCAAAAGGTTGCTTGGTTACAAAGTAAAGCAGAAGATGCTGGTATATTTGGTAAACTTAAAGTTGACCTTCAAGATAATTATCGTGTTGGTAATAAAGAATGTGCTGCTCAATCTATTCGTTTCAATGATGATAATGTAGATACTGAAACTGCTTACAATCTTTTTGAAACTGCTACTAAGAGTAAGAATCCTCTTGTTAAACTTGCAGCTATAGACCTTATCAAATATGCGTTTGTAGTTGAAGGTTTCAAAATGTGTCGTAATGGTGTTAATAAGATTATTAAGAATAGTACTCTTCGTGATGATACTTTGTTTGCTAATCAAGATGGAGAACCTACTAGTCTTCTTAGTCAAATTGATGCTAATTTTAAGCATATTACTTATGATGATTATCGTGATGATTATTTAAGAAGTCATTCTGATAATGGTATGGTTCCAAAGAGAACTGTAAAGAAGAAAAGAGTAGGTAAAATCTGGGTTAATGAACTTAGTACTCCTAATGGAGTTATAACTCTTAATGTTCCTTCTCGTAGAAATGATATTACAGAATCAGATATTAATGATGAATTTGCTGCTACTAGAACTGTTGCAGAAGAGACGGAAATCCGCCCCGTAGAAGATGTAGTAGATAATAAACCTCAAGTTACTCAAGATAAGACTGTTGCTCCAGATGATACTAAACTTGCTGTTAAGTATGGTATTTATAATGTTTGGACTGATAGAGTTAATCCTTATGTAAAACTTACTTTTAAGAATCGTGGTGTTAATACTACAAATCTTTATAAGACTGTTCGTCATGGTGATATAATATTTGCTTATCCTGTTAGTATGCTTGAAGAAAACGAACATGGTATTGTTTCTGTTAATCAAGCTAATAATACTCTTTATAGTGAGATGTATTATAGAACTATTATTGATAATAAACTTCAAGGTAATCAACTTACTAAAGAAGAAGCAGATGAACTTCGTAAAGAATATGCTAACGAACGAGCTATTTCTTCTAAAGGTAGAGTTAATACTGGTTTTGATATTAATAAAGATAGAACTATTGGCGATATAGGTGGTGCTCGTGATGCTTATAGTAAAATTATTAATCTTATTAAGAATGATGCTAAAGGTGTTCAAATTATAAATAATAGTTATCTTTATAATCGTGTCAGTAAAGGATTTGGTAATTTCCAAACTATTCATGATATAATTAATGGTAATGAAGTTACTAAGAAAATTGCTTTTGCTAAAGAAACAAAAGTAATATTTGATTCTGAAGGTAAAGTAATTCCTTATCCTGTTAAAGTTATTCAGATTATTCCTTCTACTAATGATAAAGAAAGTACGTCTGTTGAATATAATTTTGATATGTTTACTGATATTAATCGTAGAGCACATGAAGGTGATGTCAATGCTTATCGTGAAGTTCAATTTATGAACAATAATGGTTTTGAGAATGTTAGTACTGATTATACAAATATGTCTCCTAAACTTTATGAAGCTATTGATAGATTCACTAGTGCTACAGCTAAGAAACTTATCGGTGATGCTGACCAGTTCTATAAAAAAGAAGATGGAACTTATGCTTCTATATTTGCTCCTGAAACTATAGAAATGATTCGTAATAATCCTAGTGAGCAAAGACGTTTTCAAAAGTTACTTCTTGATACAGATAGTCTTATTAATAAATATGGTACTATATTTGATGTTGTAGTTGATGAAAATGAGAATCCTGAAGTAATCGATTTCATTAATCATATTAAGAAAACTATTGGAGATTTACGTAACAAACTTAATCTTAGTACTCTTAATGAAAGATTTGCTAGAGAAGTTGTTGCTAAATGGTCTAATGACCCTAATATTCAAAATGGTTTAATTGATATTTGTAATGGTTATCATGCTGTTACTTGGTGTGATGCTTGGATTGGAGATTTACAAGATACTGGCAATAGTCTTATTCAAAATATTAGCAAACATATAGTTGATGATATTAGTGCTAAAGATATGCAAGCTGCTAAAGATGCTCGTGAATTTGAAAAAGCTATTAAAGCTCTTGGTCATATAGATTGGGACAAACTTATTGATAAGAATGGTAAACTTATTAGAGATTATAACGACAAATTTGTTGAAGATTTAGATGCTCTTAATAATAAAGTAAATGAAGCTCGTAAAGACGTCATTAATAATCCTATGGCTTATCTTAAAGCTAAGCATGAATATTATGCTTTTAAGATTGCTCATCTTAATCAAGAATTTAAGGATGAATATTATAAAGCTATGTATGATAATGACGATTATATGCTTAATACTGCTCCTACTATTTTTGCTGAATATACAAAACTTAGAGAGCAAATTAGAAATATCAATCGTCTTCGTATTAGCGGTGTTCTTAGTCCTGAAAATGAAGAAGAATATCGTAAGCTTAGAAGAAGTATTAATCAACTTGAGTCTACAATAAATTTTGATGATGGTACTGAGAAACCTATTTATAATGAAACCAATCCTATTCCAGGTACTAAAGGTTTCGATGAAGAAGGTAAACCTATTATTGTAGATAAGGCTAAATATGATGAAGCTGTATTAAATTCTCAAGGAGCTGCTATGAAACTTAATCAATATCTCAAACGTAAACGTGATATTAATGAAGAATATAATGATACTCGAGTTAAGGATAGTTTTGAAGAAGAACTTGATAAGAGACTTGATATTATTAAGCGAGCTGAGAAACGTGATGCTTTTGGTAATAAACAAGTTTCTGATGAAGTTCTTGCTAATGATGAAAAGTATCAAAGAGCTAAAGAATGGCTTGAGCAAAATGCTACTTGGCATGTAGACCCTAAAATTAGTGATGAAATTGCTGTAGCTTACGGTATTCTTTCTAAAGGTAGAGTACAGAAGAATAATCAAATAACTTATAAGGCTAAACTTATCAAAATTAAACTTGCTAATGGTGAGAAGGTTTATGATAGTAAAGGTCGTATTCGTGGTGATATATTTACTGAAGAAGAACAAGAAGCTATAAGAAAAGATGAAGCTGGTCGTTATAATAATACTATTTATTCTGCTGGTAATGAGCAAATATTAATTAATAATGCTCCTGAACAAAAGCAAGCTCTTCCTGCTGTAGTACAAAGAATGCTCACTTCTAATAGTAAAGAAGGTAAAGCTAATGTTGAGTATCTTAAATTAGTTAATGAAGTTAATGAAATTCTTCGTCCTTATTATGATACTACTAAGAAAGAAGTTAATACTATTACAGATAGACATCAAATTAGTATTGAAGAACTTCATAAACTTGCTGATTTGTATGAGAAACTTCGTAATACGAAAAAGACTATAGTTAACGAAGATATACCTGGTAATGGTTCTGCTGTTGGTAATTTTATTCGTAAATTTATGCATACTGAATATAGTCCTAAGTTTGATATTGAATACAGTAAAGCTAAAACTATTGGTGGTGAATATCTTAAGGCTTGGGAAGATGCTAATATGGAATACGATTTTGAATATGACGAAAAAGGTCATATTGTTAAAGATTCAGATGGTAATTATGTATATGATAAATCAGTTCGTCTTCCTAATCGTTTTCTTTATGGTACTCTTACTCTTAAAGATGAGTTCTATACTAGTATGAAGAATCAGAAAGTAGCTAAAGATTTGAGTAAAGAAGCAGAGATTAAAACTAAAGCTCTTGCTACTATTAATGAATATCTTGAAACTACTACAACTCCTTATTATAGTGATGCCATGGCTGAAGCTAGAGCTAAAGGTAAAGAAGAGTTTGATAAGTGGTTTACTCGTAATCATGTATGGAATGTTTATACTCATAAGTTTGACCCAATAGGTATCTGGCAAAAGACTAGTATTAAACCTAATTATGCTAATGGTACTTGGGCTGCTAATTATAATCAGTTAGATATTGTTCCTAAAGAAGAATATCGTAATCCTGATTATAAAGAAAATACTACTCAAGCCGAGAACTTTAAGCGTGGTATAGATGACGAAAAGTATATCAACAATGTAATTCTTAGTGACAATGAAAAACAAGCTAAGAAACTTATTGAAACAACATTAGATAAGATTGTTAGAGATAAAGCTAGTCGTCGTATTATTAGTCAAGGCTTTATTCCTATTACTGCAAAAGAAGCTGACCATGACTTTAAATGGTTTGGTAAACAAATAGCTGAATTTGCTGGTTGGAATGCTAATATTAGTTCTGTTGGTAAGAATAGTCTTCATGCTGATATGAGTTATTCTACTGATAAAACTCCAGTACTTCCTATGATTGGTAGAGAATTTACTAATAAAAATAGTGAAGACATCGATAAAATTAAAGCTGCTGAACCAACAAGAGACCAATATACTACTGATGAAGAGTATAATAAAGCTATGACTGAACATAAAGCTAGACTTGATGCTGCTGAAAAGAATAATAAAGCAATACATCAATCTCTTGTTAATAGAGATTTTATTTCTAGTATTAGTCAGTTTATTAGACTTGCTGGTCATCAAAATGCTGTTCAAGATAATAAATATCTCTTCTATTATGGTCAAAATATGATTAAAGCTACTCCTGTACTTGATGATAATATAGGTTTTAGTAATCTCAGAAAAGATATTAATAGAAGTACTAGTGATGTTACTCATTATGCTGAAAAAGCTTATGATGAAAGACTTTATGATCAGTTTACTAATTGGGGTAATAGACTTATCTATGATAGATATAAACTTCCTAATAATAAACTTACTAAAGCTGCTAATATTGCACAAAGTCTTACTAGTGCTAAGTTTATGATGCTTAATATTACTGGTGGTATTGGTAACGTTACTGTTGGTCGTAGTGGTATTTTTGCTGAACATATAGCTAAAGCTTACTTTAGTACTTCTGCTTGGAATAAAGCTAAAACTATGTGGTATGGTGCTTCTTTATCTTTCCTAAGAGGAATGACTAGAGAAGATAGTACTAGTCTTGCTGATGCTATTGTTAAGTTTATGAATGTAGTAGATTTCGATGAAGTACTTGGTAGACCTACTGGTAGTTTTAAAGCTAGTGATGCTATTAATCGTCTTAGAAATCTTATGTATTCTCCTAATGCTATGGGTGAACATCACATGCAGAATAGTGCTATGTTTGCTATGATGTTTGATAATAGAATTGTTCCTGTAGACGATTATAGAAATAAAGGTAGACTTCCTTATCAAGCTATGACTTGGTCTCAATATAAAGTTGCTTCTCACGAAGAAGCTATGAGACAACTTATTGCTGGTACTCCTCTTGCTGCTCAATTTGAGAAATTTGTAAATGATGTAAAGTCTGACCTGAATCAACTTAAAGAATATGCTAGAGGAAGAAGAGATTTAGCTAATGAGTTTAAGAATATTTTCCTTAATAACAAACAAAATAAAGAGTTTGTTGCTAAACGTAAGGAACTTGAAGATAAAGCTAAGAAACAATTTGAAGCTAATCCTACTCTTATGGAACAACTTGATTTAGTTGATGGTAAACTTGGTTTTAAAGATGGTTCTCTTATGGAACAACTTTCTAAACAAAGTACTAACGGAGAAGTAAATGACGCTTATGCTCTTCTTGGAGAGTTCAAAGGCAAAGTTATTAGTGTTAATAAAGAGATACATGGTGTATATGACAGACTTGGTGCTGCTCAACTTGAAAAATATTGGTGGGGTAGTCTTGTTATGCAATATCATAAACATATATATCCAGGTATTCTTAAACATTGGAGAAGAAAAGGTTATTTCAATGAATCAACAGGTGATACTCGTGTAGGTTGTGGTCCTGCTCTTATGGATTTCCTTTCAATGCCTATTCGTCAATATAACGAAAGACATAAACTTTTAGATGATAAACAGCTCGAAGCACTAGAAGGTACTCAAAGTCTTTTTGCTGCTTATGTAAACTTTGCTGAGAATATTCGAGTTAATTGGGAAGCATTACCTGAATATCAGAAAGCTGCTATTCGTAGAACAGCTGGTGATGTATTTGGTGCTTTATCTTCTATTATGGTTGCTATTGCTACTAATATAGCTTGGGATGATAAAGATAAAGATAAAATGCTTCTTCCTAATCTTATGCTTTATAGTGCAGACCAACTTGCAACTGAAAGTATGATGTATAATCCAATATTCCTTCCAAACAATGCTAAACAACTTTGGAGTTCTCCTATTGCAATGATGAATATGCCTAATGATATTATCAATAGTCTTAATCTTGTAGCAAATGCTATGTTTGATGATGAATTTGATTATAATTATACTACTGGTCGTTACAAAGGTGAGAATAAATTTAAAGTTAAACTTATGAGACAAGTTCCTATTTATAGAGCTTATAATAATCTTGCTACTCTTGATAAGAGTAATAGTTATTATCATTATGGTCAAAATATACTCGGCTTTGTTCCTACATCGTTTGATAAGTAAACCGCCCCGTAAAAGGGTTGATAATGTAAATTCTACTAATAAGAATTAAATAAGACCTTTATCTGTTGGAGATATTAATATTAATAGTATCTTTGCAACAGATAAAGGTTTTCTTATTTTGCCATGAAATTACTACAGATGTATGCGAAACTTTATTGCTCTATGGTGTAATGGTAGCACTACAGATTTTGGTTCTGTCAGAGCAGGTTCGAATCCTGCTAGAGTAACAAATGCTATAAGTTCTAAACTACTTGCTAAAATAAATGCTTATAGGGTTTTTAAATGCTGTTTATGGTAATATTTATAAAGGCTTCTGAGCTAGATAGTCATGATGACTGTCTAGCTCTTTTTCGTTTAATGTGTTATAGTGTGTCGCTACTAATGAATAAAAAAAAAGAGTAACTCATCCTCACGGACAAGCTACTCATAATAATGATGTTTATGCAGCCGCTGCTGCTAATGTTGAATTATAAAATCTTATAACATGGAATGCAAATATCAAAAACATAAGTAATATTTCAATTTCTTTCGTAAGCGGTCAAATAATTAAAGTAGTATGATTAATCGACATTAATATATAAGTTGCTTAGAAATCATTTATTATGTAATTGTGGGAGTTTCCCACTAAGTTGGCACAGATTAAACTCGTATGCCTGGAGCTGAAATAAGACTGACAAGTAAGAATGATTATTCGATAAATTACACTTTAAATGACTTCTAAGCTACTTTGATATTACGGCTGAATGATTATTCAGGAGATGAAAATCACCCTCGTACAGAGGATTTCAAAATGTAGGATGTGCCATATAGCTCAACTTAATTAAAAGGAGCTTTAATTATATTACCATTATCATCAAGATAAATAACACTATCTGTGTCATATCCATCATTTGTAGAATCAACATCATTGATTTCATAGAAATCATCATTAATTCCACAACTATCTATACTTACAGGTTTATTATTAGAAACTTTATTATAACTATAAGCACCAAGTCCGGCAGCTACAATAGCAAGTATAAGTATGGCTATATTCTTATGTTTATTATAATTTGGATTCATAATAATTTTAAATTAAAAACTGCTAGTACTTTCACAAGCACTAGCAGCAACAACAGAAGAAAAATTTTCAGTATTTATTTCAAATACAAATCTATATACCTCTGTATACAGTTCACATGAGTACTTCCAACAAATTTAAATGTTACTTCATCATCTTCAAGAAATATTGTAGTAGGATAATCATAAGCTTTATACTTATGAATAAGTCTTTTAGGAAGCTCTGTAAAATCTTTAATTTCAAGAGCTATTTCTTTAGATGATTTAGAAATAACTGTTTGAATGTTATTTATTACTATAGAACAACCAAGACAATTCTTAGTCGTTATTATCAGGATTTTTCTTTTCATTTATCTCAGCTACTTTTTCGTAATAAGAACCATCAGGAGTAAAATGAACTCCTTCATTGTTAAGAATAGTCTCATAAGTCTTTGCTGTATTCTTCAAATCTCTAAGAAGTAAAGCAAGATTAGCAAAAGTTACTTTACTAACTTTATCACTATTCTCAGCGTTTCCAATAAACTTAGCTACATTGTTAACTTCGATAGCAGTATGTGCGTGCTGCTTAATCATTTCTGATACCCACTTTTTCATATTGTTTACTATTTAAATTATTAATTATTTCTTTGCAGTAGAACCAAATCCACCATCACCTCTATCAGTTATGCCAAGGTCTTCAAGGTTCTCAACTGGTTCAAAACAAATTTGTCTATGATGAGGAATCTCAAGTTGACCAATAACATCACCAACCTCAATAGGTTTTGCATTAATTATAATGGAACGGAATACAACAAAAAATTCTCCACGATAACTTTCATCACCAGTACAAGGAGAATTAGGTATTACGTAACCCATCTTAGTAATACGTGAATTAGGACGTAAAGTAAGTGAATCACGATATTCAGTAGCAACATGAATACCGGTTCCACATTTAACACGACCATCTTTTGTGATTTCAACACTAGTTGCAATTACATCACAACAAGCATCTGTAGCATGACCATAAGCATGACCGTCTTTATCACCTTCACTCATGTAATGAGCATACTCTGGAATTTGTGCTTTAACTTTAGGGTCAAGCCAAATCTTAACTGGAACAAAATCAATAGCTGTACGAAGAGCTTCTTTAAGCTCTTTTTCAGCTAACTCTCTGTTGTCAGGAGTGTCTTTAAAAGCATTTGCATAATTAATCATTGCATCTGCTATACGATTACTTAATTGACTCATAATTTAATTATATGTTATTTGTAATACATTAGTATCAAAATTATAAACTATAGCATCATATTCATTTATCCATAATTGTTTACTATTATTGAATCTATCTTTAGTAGTTTCACAATTACGTTTAAAAGCATTAGTACTACATCGTCTAATAACAAGAGGATTTAATAGATAATATTTAGAATCAATATCAAAATTGTATTCATCAATACCTTCTATATCTTTCCAAGCAATCATAACACCAGCTTTAATTAGTTCTTTAATTGCATCTCTAACTCTATCTGGAGTTTTAGCATTAACTAAACCGGATTTGATTACTTCTTTTGTAACTATTCTAAAACTAGTTTGATTTTGACTAAGTTTCTTATAAATATAATAAGCTACTTGAGTTGCAGTTTTAGAACAATGTACGGCTATTTCAGGAGCAAAATATGTTCCTGCTCCTTTAAACACATCATAAATAGTTTCTACATCTTGTAGTTTACCATTTATTTTAGTTCTAGCTTTACCTGTTGCTTCAGCCATAATTGTTTTATAATTTATAAAAGTAATCATAGTACCATAAGTATTATATACATCATCAACGCTTGTGCAAATATACAAAAAAAGTAGGTTGCTATCACAACAACCTACATTTTTTAGCGTTAAATAATGTTTAATAAACTAACACTCAATATGTTACAACGTACCTATATAATATATAATACAGCATATTAATGTTAGTTACTATGATTATCACTACAAAGATAAGCATTATCATCAGTATTACTACTAATAATAAGTAGTTTAACGATAGTTTAACCACTAACATCTTCTACGGGGCGGTTTTAGCTGCTTCTAGTATTCTAGTACTAGTAGTTGCTCTATCCTCCCCGTAAAGAAGTGTATCAAAAGTTATATAGCATCATTCCTAATGACGTTACCCATTCTTTAGCATCTTCTTTATTATCAAATACTAATTCTTCAGGAACATTAGGAACACCTTTAGTTTCATCAATCATAATAGTGTAATTTACAACACTTTGATTATTATCAGCATAACTAGTAACTGCATTAATTGTACCAACGAAGAATTTACCACTAATATGACTAAAAGCTAGTACCTCATCACCAACTTTGTAATGAGGTACTTTAAATTGATTTTCATTCTTGTTAAAACTAACTTGCATAAGCTACAACAGAATTAAGAGCTTTATTCATATTATTATTAGCACTACCCCAAACAAGACTATTCATACGTTTCTCACCTTCAAGATTAGCAACGTTACAATAGAAACCAGTTACAGCATTATATGCACCCCAGGCAGTACCACAAATATCTTTCTGACCGATACCATCATTATAGTAATCCATCATATTATAAAGTTGATTAGCTTTACGAGAAGATATTTCAACTGCTTCAAGAAGTCTATAATCACGAGCAACAAGTCGAGCATAACCTTTATTAGGGTCGTACTGATTAATTCGTTCAATCTCAGCAGGAGTAAGTTGTAATTCACAAAGATACTTATAAACTTCTTCATCACTCATCTTAATAGTAGTAAGATGACGATAAAGTTCTTGAGCATCTAAAGCGTGAGAACAAGCAACTTTAAGTACTTGAGCACCAAGTTCAAGTTTCTCTTTTATAGACTTAGTATGTCTAAGTCTAATATGACAAGAAGCTTTATCCAAAGCACCATTAAGCATATTAGTACAAATAACACGAACAGGAGTAATCATAATGTCTACAGATGAACCACCATCATGTCCATTACTGAACACAAGATAATTATCTATAACATCATCTTTACTTACAGAAGTTTGTACTGGCAGTTTAGCACTAACATATACTTTTTCTCCCATATTAAGACAAGCAGCTTTATCCCAAATTGCTTTACCTTCACCAATAGCATTATTAAAGAAGTTGAAAGCATCCATATTTTGAACAACTTCATACTTATCTTTAACTATACCTAAAGGATAATTACAATCTGTACGATAGGTAGCATAAGCATTAGCACATTCACGATAAATATTACCATCATGTACAAAAGCATCTTCACCTAAATCGTTATTACTACCTATTCTAAAAGGCATTTTACCTACAAGTTCACACTTTTGAACAGACCAATCAAGACCTGCTTTCTTCATTACATCTTGTGCAGTTACACAATCAGATACGTCTTTACCAATAGCCCAAGGAAGACCACCACGATTAAATTTACTCATAACTCAGCGTTATTAAATTGTTAAACATTAAATTAAATATTATCAGTAGGAGGAAGAGTCTCTTGATTATCTTTACTTTCTCCTGTATAATTAGGATTTAAATCATTAGCGTTCCATGTATCACGTAATACATTTAAAACAATAAGTTCTACACTAACTATATGTTTCTTTAGTTCTTCGCCATTATATTTAAGATACGAAGCACTACTTGTAGCATCAGATAAATTTTCTGCTAAAATATTAATATTAAGAAAAGTATTAGCTTTTACTTTAATATCTGTTTTAATTGAATATACGTTGTACATAATATTACTATTTATATTAATAAGATGTTATATTTATAATACCTAAAGATGAATCATACTCTACATTAGTAGCATATAAATCATCAATCATAACTTGACAGTCTCCATTAGTTTCTTGGAGACTGTTAAGTTTTTGTATTAATTCTGAAACTCTCATATTATTTGATAGTTAAATTGTCATTTTCAACAACTTCAGCAATATTGGAAACACAACCATCATCTTTGATTTTAACTTTCATAAGTTTCTTATCAACACTAGGTTTAAATTTCCAACCATCACGATTAACAGCTCCAATATTAGTCATAAGCTGATAACCATCGCCCTTGAGAAGGTCTGTAAGTTTAACTGGAACAGTAACCTCAATATTAACATCGTCAAGGTCTTCTATTTCAATTTCACTACATTCATAATTACCAGAATCTTTAGCTGTATTAACAATAGCATCAAGTAATGCTTGTTCATCTACAGAAGAATTTTGGTTAAGAGTACCTGTATATATGCCATTAGCAAAAGTTATTTTAAGCATATCATTAATAGCTTCAAGTTTCTTACTATTAACTTCAATAGTTTCACTTTTACGAATAGTTACTTTACCAGTACCCCAATCAATCCACTTCTTACCTTTCTTATCTTCTGTACCATACTTTTTAATAGCAAACAGAACAAGATTAGTAAGACCCTTAATTGTATTCTCTTTAGACTTCTTGAGTTTAGCAAGTCTATCAGTCTCAGACTTAATAGCAAGAATATCAGCATTTAAATTATTAATAAAGTTAGTTATATTCTTAACTTTATTAGTCATTTCTTGACCATTAATTTCAAGCTTTTCTTCTATTTCTGGAGTTATTTCTCCACCTGCTTCTTCAATCTCATCATAAAGAGCATACAATTCTTTATCAATATCAAAAATACTTTTTGCCATATTATTTAATTATTTAATACTTATAGAACAATCAACATTATGAGTAGGTTCACCATCCTTAGCGTAATAATTACGTTCTACTTTAACATTAATATTAACATCAGGATTAGCAATCTCAAAATCTTTAATTATACTAAGAATAGAAGCTTTTAAAGTTTCACCAGCTTCTTTTGTAGCTTTAATTGTCTTTTCCATAATCTTACAAATTTAAATGAGTTTCTACATTATTTACTATACACAAAGGACATTCTTCAGTTGTCATATACTTAACTTCATCAGGATTATAACCATTGTTAATCAACCACATTTCTGCTATTGTATTACAATCAGTATTATTAGTATCTAAATCAAAGTCAGTTATATCAGCAACTTCAATTTGTCCTATATTATAATTTAAAATACTTATCCATATGTTACAGCATTAATTAAATCATCAACTTTATCAGCAAGCTCTTTAGCCATAGGATGAGGAGCTCCACTAACACCATTAGAACGTAAATCAATATAATGATTCCAATCATCATCAAAAGCAGTATGAACTACTTGAGTTTTAGTATTAAGAGGAAGAATTTCTCTAGCTTGTTGTGCAGCCCAACCAAGTTCACGAGTTTTACGATAAACTAAATCACAAATTTGAAGACCATAAAGAAACCAATCTACAGCAGTCCAATTATCTGTATATTGTTCTTCTATTGTATTATCATTGAAAATCTCATTATCGTTAAAGAAGCCTTCAGTATAATTATGACCTTCATCTTCAGGGTCAACATCTGGAATCCAAGGAAGTTTAGCAACAGTTATTCCATTACCAAATTTACCTTTATCGTAAGCACAATATCTAGTACTCTCTTCGCTAATACTATTAACTCTATGGCGATTAAGTTCACGACTAGCACCAATATCTGTTATAAAACAAATAGTGCTTCTTGATATATAATAAGGAGAAATAGGAGTTGTATCTATAAATTCAAGTTCATCCATCCAATGACGTTCAATAAGAACTCTCATATTAGTAGTTACATAAATATAATCTTCATGTTCTCTAGTTCTACTATATTGATTATGAATAAATCTAGTAACTTGAGCAGCAGCTCTAGGCATAAATAGAGGATATTTAAGATGAACTGTTCCGTGTTCACAGACTGAAAGATGACATTTTACAATATCTTTAGTGTTATACGATTGATTAGCAACATCATTACCTCTAAATAAAGTTCTAACTAAGAAACCATAATCAGTTTCTCCATTATTCTTTGAAATCGATTGATAACAAACACGAGCACATCTAGCTATATGTTTCCAAATAGCATCAAGTGTATAACCTTCTTGTTTCCAAAGTTCAACACTAGGATTTACAACTTTAATCATATTATTTACTTTTTACGTTTAACAAAATCTTTTCCAGCAGCATAATCGTTAGGAGATATAGCGATTACATCCTCTTTATGCTCACTAGTAACAGGAATTTCTTTATTATCAGCAGATAAATTATATACATAATCATCTTTATCTTTACAAAGATGGTCAAAACCATAAGCAGCTATAATTTCATTAGTTACATCTTTCCTACTAGATGCTTCAATAAGAACTAATTTATCTGTTTTAACAAGAGTAGAAATATCTATGAACGTTGACTCTACACCCCCCGTAGAAGGTATCATAGGTTCATTTCCTTCATTACTAGCTTGCCAAGCTAATAACATATTACAATAATTAGCTAAATCTTGAATAGTATCAAACATACTTTCATCTTTAACATTAGGATTATTGTAACCTTGAAAATCATCTTCAATGAGATGAATCAAACGATTAGCTTTATCGTACATTCTAGCTAGACCATATCTATAGCCTAGTTTATCACAACCTTTATTGAAAGCATTACCATAATCAGCATTCTTTTTAGCCATAAGACTAAGCATCTTATTTTGCTGGTCACGTAAAGCAACAACTTCAGGAGTTACAAGGTGCTCTGGAACTACTCCATTAAGCACCGCTTTCCAATACTTTAAATCACTTTCTGTCATAATTGTTATTTTATTAAATTAAATATCAGTCATTCCCACAGCTTCAATAGTTCTTCCACTATGTAAATGAATCAAATGATTTTCCATACATTCTTCAGTAGTTCTATTGAGAGGAAAAGCAAGTCTATTTTGTAGATTATAATATCTAGCAAAATCTTTAATATCATCAAACCAAAGAATATGACAACCTATTATAAATTTCCATTCTTTATAGCCTAATTTCTCAGGTTCATCATGTCCGCATTCAATAAGGTCAACGAACTTATCTTCATAAGAAATACTTGAAACACAAAATGAACCAATTTTAAGTTCATCACGTTTAAACCTAAACATAGTCTTACCACTAAGAATATAATTAGTATAAATCTGATTAAATACATTAATAGCAGTATCGATATGAACTATAGCACCACGACTAGTTTCAACCCAATTAGGTTTACCAGGTTTAAGTCTAAGTTGAGTATTAGAAAATACAGCTTTGTTAATAAAACTAGGAATAGGTTCAATGGTTCTTTTATGATAATTAGCATAATATCTAATATACTTTATTTTAGAAGTATAATTAGGTTTTCTCCAATCATCAACAGAACTATTTACCTTAGATAAAGCTTCTTTATAATTAGCTTCTGATTTATCAGCATATCTCTTAGCAAGTTTATCAAAAGCTTCAGCTTTATCTTTATCTTTAATTTTTACTTCTTCAATATATTTATCAGACCAATTCTTATCTAGTTCTTTCCAACTAATACCTTTATGTAAGCAGAATTTTGTATAGAACTTACATTTCTTAATTTTAAGCTGTTCTTCATCAGTAAACAGTTTATCTTCAAGAATAGTTTTAATAGTAGGAAAATCAACTTTATAATTATTTACGTAATATGGCTTAGTATATAAAGGTTTACATTTAGGTATAAACTTATATTTATCAACAAAAACTTTAATCTCAGTAAAATATTGTTTTCTATCTTCATTACTATAATTAGGAATTTGTTTACTTTCACTATTGAGAACTTTATATTCATGATAAAACGTTTCAAGATACTTTTTAATAAGATATGTAATGTGCATCTTAATAAGCACTTTCTTATTCTTTGGTTCAGTTATATCATAAATAGGAATATCTTCATCAGTTTTATAAATAGTATAACCTACTGGAAGACCATGTTCAATACACCAAGCATATTCAGTTCCTTGTTTTATTACAGCTATTTTACGTTTACGGTCAATATAAGCCATACAAGTATCTTTAAGACCAGAACACCACATTTCTTCATCCCAATTATCTTTAATATAATTAGGAGTAAGTTTTGTTCCTAGTGATTTTCCTCTATGAAAGAAATAACCATAACCAAAACAATAACAATGACGTTTGCTATCATACCAACCAGGTTCATCACGATGAATACCTTCATGAATACCAGCATCTCTAGTAAACGCATGTTTAACTCTTTCTTTTTTAGGTTCAGCACCTACTTTACTTTTAGTCATAATTTATTATTGATTACTATTAAATTATTTAATATTTTAAATTTCAATTTGAGAGGAGTTTGCTTAAAAGTGAATAACTAATAAGCAGGCATAATAAAGCCGCTCACGTATTAAGTAAAGTGGAAATCTACCACATTTTCTACGGGGCGGCTCTAGCAATTTAATGTTATATATTCAACTGATATATCTCACCATCAGGTTGAGCATCAACAAGTTTAACTTCAACATTAGTATCTACAGTCATAGAATTAAGAATAGAATCTTCAATAACTTCTTTAGGAACAGAAACTTTTAATCTACCATAATTATCATTATTAGCTATAGTAAATGTACCATCATTATTATTCATACTAACAGCTAGAAAATAATCATTTCGTTTATATGTTTCGTTCCATCGTTTAACGAACTTGTAGAACATTCTAAACTTTATTTCTCTACTACATAGTCTTCTAAACTTTGGTGAATACCAAGTCTTGTGTTTATCTAATTCTTCTTTTACATTATCGTAAGCATTTAAATTCATAATTTATTTACATAAAGTAAGAGCATTATTACAAACATAATTAATATCATCATTGTTGATATTAAATTCATCAATATTGATAATATAATCACCTTTTCCACAAACACAATTATTGTCTGTAGGTACATGTATTCCTAATTGTAATAGACCAACGTTGATTTCTTTAGATACCATACCTTCTTCAGTATCAACACTAATCGCAATAGGTCTATAAGTTACAGTCATTTTAGTAACTATACCAATCATTCCTCTAGGAATAAATGGCTCATTAGGTGTATTATATTTTCTAGATTCCTTTTGATTAGGATTATAATCGATTATAGAACCAATTCTTAAACCACAACCGTCATTAATTATATCTCTAATAATATAATTAACTATTTCTTCACGTTTATCTTCTTCTCTAGCTTGTTCAGCTTTAATCCAAGCTTTAGCTATAGAACTTAATAAATTAGTAATCATAATTTTAAATTTTAATCGTTAATATCAATAGCTTTTGCGTGAAAAGGAACACTCTTAACTCCAGAACGTTCTCTATATTCTACAAATGCATATTTACCAATAAATTTTTCTTTATTCTTTAAAATATACTCTTGTCTTGAATGGTTAAAATTAAGAGTACATTCAAATAGTTCTTCATTGATGTCATTTTTAAGAACAAGTTTACAAAGATTAGTTCTAATTCCTTCAGGAACAACATCAACAATTTTAAACTTTGCATCATCAACTCGTTTGTATTTAAGCATAGCTAAATTACGAGCACCAAATTGATAAGCAGAATTAACATCACGAATAATAAGACCTTCAAAACCAAGACCTATAAACTTATCTCTAAATCTTGTAGCATCATCAATATTATTAATATTAATATCAGGTAATAATACAAGTTTGCTCTTATTGTTAAGATGTTGTTCGTAAGTATCAAAAGTATAACATAATCTACTTATATTATCAATCTTAAACTTACGTCTAGCTTCATAACTCATATTATCAATAGCAATATCATAACACCAATACTGAAGAAGTAGATGTTGAGGAAGCTTTTCATTCTTAACAAAACTATTAATATCATTTACTTTATAACCAGGAATATAAAGTTCACCATCAAGGCAAGCTCCTTCTTCAATCATAGCATCAAGCAAATCATCTTTAATAGCTGGAAGAATTACTTCATCCATCCAAGTAAGTTTAGGAGTCCAATCAGTACCTTCTCTAGAACGATAAGTAAGTCTAATAGGATTAAACATATCATTAGTTTGTTCAGCACCAACAATACATCTAACTCCATTAATCTTATACTGACCTAAGTAACTACGTTTATCAAAAGGTTTATTATCTTTAAGTACTTTTGCAAGCATTGGAAGAACAAAACCTTCATCAGTAGTATTATTCTTTGGAAGATAAGTATTAAGATAATTAATTAAGCTAACATAATCAGGAAAACTTTCAGGAGCATTATCTTTAAGTTCAGAAACTTCTTTGTATCCTTCTTTACGTTTAGCTTTAATACGAGACTCAATTTCGTTACCTTTAACTAACTTTCTAGCAACTTCTTCATCATGAATAGTAGCTCCAGCTACTAAACCATATTTCAAAGATATGTTACCATTAGGAAGTTCAGATATATCCCAAAATTGAGGTTCACCTTTTGCATTTCTTTTATAAAGTCTCATAACTTAATTTTTAATTTACTAATAAGTTTAGCTCTAGCTTGAGCATTTAACTGAGCAGCACTTTGAGTTTTCTCTTTCTTAGGTTTTTCAAAACCTTCAAGAGTTCCTTCTTTAGCTTTCTTTCTAGTAGTACGAGTAGTCTTCTTTAAACCTTTCTTCTTATCATATATGATAGGAGGATTATCTTCTTCATATTTAAGATTACGTTTATGTAAAGCTACAAGTTTAGAAACATACTCATCTTTCTTATTTTCATCAATCCAGCCTTGTTGAAGAGCATAATCAATTCCAATAAGAGTACGAGTAACTTCATATCGATAAGGACTACCTATAGTTTGCATCATTCTCATATCATTAACAATACGAGAACAATCAAGACGAACACAAGCTTTAGTAACAAATTCATCAGCACCACAAGTACTAATGTCTTTGACAGCCATAGTTTGAACTTGTTCATCTACTATCATAGTATAAGCTTTTGGAAATCTTACCATTGTTTAGCTATTAATCTAAATATTACAACTTTATCTGGTTTACCTAGACGACCATGAGCATATTGAGCCATAGCACCAATATCATCAGTTTCTCTAGTTTGATACATTTTTGTAGGAGTTTTACAAGTATGAGTATCATAATCGTAATTAAGAGGAATATGAACAACATCTCTAAAAGGAATTAATTCATTTAAAGCATCATAATCTTCAGTACCATCATGAAAATCTACTTCACCGTACGAAAATATATTATCAGTATCCAAGTCAAAAGTAATACCACCTCTAGTTATAGTGATAGCTTTACCTTTATCAAGTAGAGCTTCTTCTTTATCACTTATCCAAGTCATAAGAATACGAGTTTGTGATTTAATTTTATTACCAACTTTCTCAGTATGGCAAATCACAGTCTGATAATCTTTTGAAATAGGCATCGGTATCACTCTTATCTTTTCTGTATCGGATTTCGACATATCTAATAGTTTCTTTAATAAAAGTATCTATTTCATCATTATTGAATTTATCGTGTAAATCAGCAAAATCTTTACACTCATAATCTTCAAGTCCAAATTCTCCACGAGTAATAAAAAGATAAGGAATGCCATAAGTTTCTAAAAGATAATCAGCACCATCACGTCCAGTTCTATCAAAATCTAGAAGACTAACAATCATACCTTCATTATTAAGTCTTTTTCTAAGCCAAGTATATTCATTAGCTTTAAGTCTATAATTTTCACTAGGAAGATTAACAACTCCAATATTAAGAGTTTTTCCATCCGCCCCGTAGAAGGTATGTTTGCTTAAATGACTACCTAAACTTAATCTATCTTTACTAGATTTAGTTATAATAATATAATCATAATCTTCTCTTTCTAGATTAGGAAGACCTTCAAGTACATTACAATTAGTTATAAATTTTAATTCCTTAGTTCTATCACGTAATGGAAAATATAGTTTAATAAGATATACTCCAGCTTTATTTCGACCAAGCATATAAGCATAGCAAGGGTCAGTTTTAGCATCTTTATATTTAGGAGTAGGATTAGTTACTCTATCAATATAATATTGCTCAACTGGAATAACAAAATGAGTATTAAGATAATTCAAATCTACATTTAATTTAGCCCATATAGCTTTATCTTGACGATTCCAACTACGAGGAACAATTTCAATAATAGCTTTTTTATTACGAGCTTTAACGAGAGCATTCTTTATAGATTCGTCTACATCATAATCATTAATATGATTATCAATTTCATACGAAAACGTTCTATAAATATGACTTAGTACAAAATAAAAATCTTGTTTATTGTTTGTACTAATTGGTCTTTCATATACAATACTTAGTACGTAAGCTACTACACCATATACATCATCAAAGAAACCAGAACCACCAAAATCACGAACTTTAAGTCTACCCTTAGCATTGTATGCAATACCCATACTACCATCAGTATCATCATCACGAAATACAGAAGTAATAAGATGATTATGTTCAACACAATCTCTAACTACTTCTAATGGTATATCTAAGTATTTACTTACAATTTCTTCTTGACTTACTCTAGATTCTATAAAAGCTTTTGTAAGTTTACTTGTATTAGCGTTACGTTTCATATTGATAAAAAATTAGGGGCAACAACAGTATTACTACCATCGTTACCCCTTAGAACATTAAACTTTAGTTGAGAATTAGTAGACAAAGAGATAATTATTTACTTAGCTACTTAGAATGGAAGGTCATCTGTAGCAGTTGGGTCAAATCCGCCACCAGCAGGAGCACCAGCAAATTCACCACCAACAGGAGGAACTACAGCACCACCAGCCATACCAGGCATACCAGGAATACCAGGAACACCAACAGTAGGAGTCTTGTTAGTCTGCTTAGGAGTAATACTTTCCTTAACCTTATCAATAGCAAGAATAACAGGAGGAAGAATCTTTCCATCCTTCATCTTAACTAGTTCAATAGCACCAGAACCAACAAATGAAGTAAACTGCAAATCCTTACTACGGTCAACATCTACCCAATCACCCTTACGATTACGAGTAGCACGAAGCAATTTAATCCAACAAGGAATAGGCTTACCATTAGCATCCTTAAAGCAAGGCTTAGAAACAGCATCATCGACAACATTAAATTGACCATTAAGCATAGCAGCAACATTCTCAAAGATATGGCGATAACCATTAAGAACATCCTGTGCATCTACTGCATTATACTGTAAATTACCATTCTCATCTTCAGTATAATCTTCAAATGTAAGAGTAAGAGCATCTTCTTCTTCAGGAGTCAAATCGCGACCTTTAAGATAAAATACATCAAGAAGATGCTTTGTCCAATTAAGAAGAGCATCTACTTGCCAAGCATTCTTACCGCCAGGAATAGTATCAACATTACTTTCAACTGGGAAGAAAGTCTTAGTAACATAACGACGTTCCTTAACATTCTCATGATTACTAGCAAAAGTAACTACAAGACGAGGCATCTTAAGACCAGCAAAAGAATTACCTTCTGCATTCTGAGACCACTCTACACTTACAGAATCGAGATGAGCCATAAACAAACCATTAGCTGGACTAGCATCTTTCTCATGAAATTTAAGACGAGCAGCAGCTACTGTGTTATTACTAATACCTCTACGATTCTTCTTTGCAGTACCATTTGCAACTGCTACTGCATCCTTTGTTACATCTGTCATAACTTAATTAAGTTTTAAAATGATTATATTAATTGATTAAAAAAGGGAACTGATTTTCTCAGTTCCCTATAAATAGTGCGAATGAATATCTAATGAATGAACTAATTACTCAGCAGATTCAGCAGCCTTGTTAGCAGCTACACGAGCAGGCTTCTCATCAGTATACTCACCGAGTGGATAATAGATAACATCAACAATCTTATGACCATCGTTGAACTTACCTGTCTCACCAGCCTTAACATCAACAGAGAATACACGCTTCAAAGCAGTCTTATCTTCCATATCAGCCTTGAGCTGCTCCCAGTTATTTGTATCAGAGAAATTAAGCTTCAAACCAGTACCAACTGCATTACCACTAGCAGCAAGCTTGCAACCACTGAATGCCTGTGTCTGAGGACTCTGCATCTCATCAACTGTATAATGCTCCTTAATCTCATCATCTGTAGCATCCTCATTAAGGTTGTAAGCAGCAATGAGCTGAGCACGATTAGCAGCAATGATAGCATCAACATTCTCATCATAAAGCTTCTTCTTCTCTTCCTTAGTAAGACGAACAGCTACAGTAGCTTCTGAACCGTCCTTCTTAAACATAGGAACACCCTTAGCAATATACCAAACAGTGAGAGACTTAATACAAGCTTCTACACCCTCAGAACTCTCAAGGTCGAAACCGTTATTCTTAGCATACTCCAACAAATCTGCATTTTCCTTAGCCGTTACAAGTGCTTCAACATCAGCGATGTTATTAGCAAACATAATGTTATCACCAGCCTGCAAACCAAGAGCCTTAGATACAGAACCTGTGATAGCAAAACCACCCTTAGTAGTAGCAACAATAAGCTGAGGCTCAGCATTAACTACACTACTCTTAACACCACTTGCAACTGCTGAAATACCGAATGATAAACCGTTAATCTTCATAACTTTAAATATTTAAATTGTTAATAAAATAATTATATAGTATAATACTATTTACACACTAATTTGTTCCTTATTCTTGAGAAACTTCACTATTAGAAATTTCTTCAATATTTACAAAGTCTTCATCATTAGGAACTGAATTGGCAAAGACTTCGGATAATTCATCGTCTGACATAACACCCATAAGAATATCACTAGCTATATCACGAGCACCATACATAAAAGCACGATGACCAATCATAATACGAGTATATTTCTTAAAAGTATCTTTAGTAAATAAGTCAGCCGTATTAGCTTCTGTATAAGAGAAATGACCAATAGCATGAGTTTCAACTATTTTACCATATATTCTCTTAAATCTAGTAAACTTATATTCAGTAACATAATCTGTAGGAGTAGCCTGAGTTCTAATAACAGGAAACTTACCTTCTTGAGCTACTTTCATAGCTTGTGGTAGATTAATGCACTTAATACATTTTTCATTGAGTTGAAATTCGTTGTATATTCTACCTTTTAAATCTTTATAATATTTAAGAGGATAAACACCAACAAATTCATCGTCTGTTTTACTTTCAGCTTCTGCTTTGGTACGACATTTAATACAATACTGTGGAAGTAGTGTTTCATCATAAACATTATTGCCATCAGTATACTTATACTGAGGTACATAATCTTTAGTAGTTTCCCAGACTATACCTGCCCTTAACAATAACGCTTTGACGATATGAACATCAACACCAGTTTTACCATTAATTACATGGATATGTTCTATACAAGTACTAAAAGGTAATCTTAAATCTTGTGCTCTCATAAGAATAGCAAGACCTTCATTTACACTTTTAACACCGCCTTTTTCTGTAGCTATAATCTTCTTTAGAAATACTTCTGCACTAGCAAGTTGTTTCTCATCAAGAAGATTTAGAACATGAATACCAGTATTAACATCATCTTGTCTAACAATCAAACTACGATTGCTACCATTTTCATCTTTAGTATCATTCATTATTTCAAAGAGCTTATTAGTTCGTTTTCTAATTTCTGCTGCAAAGATAAGAACTTTTTCTTAATCAACAATACAATAAGCATTATTATTATCAACTTTAACATTTCTATCAAAATCGTTAATAATTGTATGATTGACTGAGATAGCCCTATCTTCTAGTTTTTTCTCCTCTAACGTGCCTTTATAGAATAAGGTATATAATAATACCTCATTACTGAAATGAACCTTAGAAAGCCTATAGAAATAGCTCTCAATGGTATCGCATAGTGGAGAAGTGATTATAACCAAATCAATATCAACGTCTAAAGACTTGTCAGGCGAAGCACCACAAGAAATTACATTTATCTTATGCGTATTCATAAGTTTTTGTGCAAGTTTCTTTTGAGCAATAACACCTAGAAGTTTAGGTTGACCTTTCTTTGGACCACTCTTTACAAGAATAGGATTTCCATAATCATCTACAGCAGGAATATTATCTACTTTATCATGGCAATTAGCACAAATCCTTTTACCAGATTTATTATTAAGATAATCAGTAACAAGATTAGCAAATTCACCATATTTGTTTATAATGAGTATATTCTTGTCTGAATTGTCATTGACTATATCTAAGATATTACTAAGTTTATCTTTAGAACTAGCAAGTTTAGTACTACGTTCTCTAATAATATTATAAATACTATCAGCACGTTCTTTAATAGCAGCAGGACTATAAAGTTTATCTATGTCTCTATTAAATTCTGAAGACATATCTAAATGATTATCCCAACCATTAGTACGAGCAATAGCATCACATATCATCATACTAGAACAATTAGTATCACTATTTCCCAATCTAGCATACTTAATATTATCAAAGTTACCAAATATAGCTAGAGCAGTAGAAATTTCCCTATTATAATAGTTCATTTCTTTATCTAGTTCGGTATCAGGTACTATAGTTAATCCTACTAAACACTCTTTTACGGGGCGGTTAGTTCTAACTTCATCAATAACATCTTGACTAAAATTACCAATACTAGGAGCAACAGTATAGAAATCATCCATAGTTTTACTATCTAGTAGTTTATTAAGAATTACTAGATTAAACTTAGACTTTTCTATCATAGCTATATGTACAAAATGAAATATACTAGGATTATAAATTATAGTCAGTAAAGGACTATATTCATTAATATGTTCAGCAACATATTCAGTAGTTAAAATCCTAAGATTTCCATTATGTATTACAGTACGAAAAGAATTATTCCATACTTCATTGTTCAAAGTAGTTAGATAATTTTCAATACTATTTCTATCTGCAAAATCTTTCACAATAATAACAACACTAGTCGTAGGAGACTTATTGTAAAGTTGTGGAAGAATATAAAGCAGAGGTCTTAGAGCATCAAAAGGAGCAGGTATTATAAAAGTACCTATTCCTTTATTCATTCTCCAAACATCAACAGCATTTAAATAAACTTGTTCTTCTGTCATTATTCTTCTTCATTATCAAATAAACTATTATACAATCCAAAGTTCTTCTTTAATAGAGCTTTTCCACTAAGAGTTTTATTCTTTGCATTACCTTTTTGATTAGGACTTATTCCAAGCTTAATAGGATTAATAATCTTATAAGCTTCTTCATAATAATAAGCATAGTTTATGTTACGCTCACTAATATCTTTATCATCAAGTAAATTAAGAATTTGTACTGGTTTTCCACTAGCTAAAACACTACGTTTACCAGTAACTTTATGCTCTTTCATAATCACAACTCCTTTAGTAGATACATAAAAACGAACGTGAGGTTGACTACGAACTTCAACACGCTTTCCTTTTACTACTTTTTCATAAACAACTTCAAACTGTTTACCAACATTTTGAGTTTTACAAAAATCAAGAATATCTTTATGATTACGAAGAGTATCCATAACAGATGTACCATGAGCAAAATACTCAAATACAGCAGTAGCTACAATAGGCATATCATAACCTTTTTTAAGGTCTTTGATATACTGCTTTGGGTCAAGAGCACCTTTATACTCAAGTTTATCGTTACTTTGAATATCAAAATAATTATTCACATTAAGACTAACAAGCATCTTATAATGTTCATCATCAGCAGACATTCTATTAGTCTCATTCCATTCCTTACAAATTTGATTATAAATATCAATTTTATCATAAGGAAGCTTTATAACGATACCATCTGTATTAGCACTAACAACATGTATTCCAGCAAGTTCAAGAGATTCACAAAGAGTCATTGTCATTAATTGACCATTAATAGTAACTCTCATTTGTGCAAGTCTATCATAAAGCCAATAATTTTCATAACCATATTTACCATAAATAGCATTGATTACAATCTTTAATGCTTCAGCTGCTAGACTATTATGTACACCAGGAACTACAAAACCATCTTCATCATTAGTATGTTTACACTTAACACGCGTCTGTTTAAAGTAATCTACCATGTTTACAAACACCTTAGTATTGAGATGTTCAGGTACTACTTCATAACTAATCATTATACTTGGATAGTAGGATGTATAATCGTGATGAACATAAACATATTTATCAGTACTTTTAAGTATTACAGGTTTATCTTGAGTATGAATACCTCCTGTTGCTAGAGTATATGTTGTACCATAAAAATCTATTTCACGTACAAAACTATCTTTATTAGTTCTATATATTACAACTTTCTTCATTTCTTCAAGTAAATCTTGAAGTTGTTTAGTCTTAAACTTAATATGAGGAAATATAATACGTTTAAACGATAAAGCAGTTCGTTGAGTACGAAGATTTTTAAAAGCATCTTCTTTAAGTCCACTACGTTCAGAATAGAACTTATTAAGAAGTTTATCAGCAATATTACTTCTAGCACTACATAGAAGATTAAGTTTAAAAGCATGACCTAGACTATATCTAAGTTTAATCTCATCAGGTTTTTGTCTAGCTATCTCACAAACAAGAAATACATCATTCTTATTATAATGAAGCATAGGCTTTATATATTTAGGCATAAGATACCTATTAAAGTCAGCAACAAACAAATGATTTAATTGTTCATTTGTCATGCCTTTATATTCATCTTTTTTCCTATATACATCACCTTCTTCATCATCTATTGGAGGTAGATTAAAATCAAGAAGATTATACCATTTAAGATTAATACTAACTTGCTTTAAACTTTTACCATACTTCTTACGTTCGCCAGTATCTTTATCTACATTTACTCCAGCAGAATTAAGAGCATAAACTTTAAATAAATCAACAGTTACATAAGGTAATCTATACTTACGAATAACATTAAGTAGAGGGTCATTCCATAAAGCATCTTTATCATCTTGTAGAGATATTAGTTTATTATTCACTTCTTTAAGAAATGAACAAAGTTGTTTACTAGTATCAAAACGATTCCAATACATAAGGAAAGCTCTAGTCATCATATCATCATAAGCTTGATTATTATAGCCGAATAAATCATATCTGTCTACAGTACCATCATCTTTAGTTATAGGACGCATCTTCTCAAAGAAGTCTATCAACTCTAACATCTGTGAATCATCTGTATCAGTAACATAAAATATCCAACTCTTTACACTATCAAGTCTAGATTTAATTTCTTCAACTGTTAAAGTATCAGTTAAAGCACCTTTACAATCTGCAAATTTTTCAAGATAATCTCTAACATCTACAAAAGTAAATGAAATCATATTTTCAAATACTTCTAAGTCTACAGCTAAACTATGAATCATTTATTAATTTAATTATTTCCATTCCATTATAATTATTATCTTTATTAGCAGTAAGCCATTTAACTAGACGATTACGAAATTCATCGTATTTATTATCATCTATAAACTTAATAAAAGGAGAGTAATTTGTACTGTAAACATAAGGAGCTATATAATATAGTTTATCTTTACCTTTAGTAATATCAAAACCAAAATTAGTAGCAGCATTACCAAGAAGCATTATCTTCTTGATATTATTAATTCTAATATCAGCAAATGTATGAAGCATACATCTATTAGCTATATATTGATTTACAGGACAACGTTCGTCAAGCTTACAACGGATAAGAGGAACAATATAGGGGTCTAGTTGTTCTAGACCCCCCGTAAGAGATGTGATAGTTTCCTTTACTATTTCCACATACTTACTAAATGTCATTCCTCTATTCTTATAAGCATTGTAATCAACATTAGGTACAACAATAATCATACCTGACATTGGATTACCAATACCATCAAGACATTTGCACTTAGTATTAAACATACCTAAAGCACAATTATCACATACTTTAGGAATCATAATTACTTACCATCGACGATAATAACCAAGAGTACCTCCAGGATATTTGCTAATAGTCATAAGACTAGGAAAGTTACAGCCATTTTCAATACGCTTACGAGCTTTAATTTTATCACTTCTTTTCATAATTAATTAATCTTTAGTAGGTTCGACATAATTTTCTACTTTATCATACTTGTCAGTATCATAATTATTATATACAGAAACAACAAACATGAAATTATTATCACGTTTACCCCAAGTTGTATCTAATTTACGTTTATAACCATAAACATTAACTGTACCATCAATATTAGCATCAAGTTTAGCAACTTTATAATATTGACGTCTAGGTCCCCAAGCACCATCAATTTCAGTTACATAAACGTCACCAACTTTAATAGGACAATTAGCTATAACATCAGCAGATGCTTCTTAGTTAAGAGCTTTCATTCTGCTTTTATATTCAGCTTCTATTTCTTCTTTTTTACTAATGTAACATTGTACACGTTCTTTAAAAGAAGGACTATTACTTGTACTACACATTTTATTTAATATTTTAAATTTCGATTTGAGCACATCAAATAATTTTCGTGATTAATTAATCGACGAAACTATTCAAATTGCTTAAAACTCAACAAAATTGTCATCTGATGAATTTGGTATCACTTCAATGTTCCATTCTGCCAGCGAAAACTCAACATTTTCGTAAACACAATCAGGACGAACAACAACACCTTTATGATAACTATCATCAACAACAACAATAGTAGCATCTAATAGAGTACCAATAACAGTACGACTGTTATCTTTTTTGGTTAACTTTACAGTATCACCAAGGTTTAAATCATTTTCATCAAGAATACCATTTGATATAGTATCTTTAATTCTAGCTACATCTTGTTCTTTTTGTTTAAGAACTCGAACTAGTCTAACAAAGCTATTATTATCAATATCCATATCTCAAATATATTTTTTCTTTAGCTCTACTAACAGCAACATAAAGTCGTTTATTAATATCACTAGCGTTAGGGTATGGTCTACCATACTTATCATAAACTATATCCATAACATCTACCATGCTTACATTGTAAGTTGAGCCTTGAGACTTGTGACTACTAATAGCAAAACCATAATCTAAATCTCTATAATAAAGAATAGAACCATCTGGTCTACCAATATTAACAAGAAGAAGACAAGATTCTTTAAACTTATAATAAGCTTTCCATTTAGCAGCACGAATATCTTTACGAGCATTCTTAGCTTGCTGAATTAAATCATCAGCAATTTTACAATACATAGCCATAGTATATTTATCTCTATGGTCTATAATAAATAATGGAGAAGTAACTTGACCACCAAATACAGCTTGAAATTTAACCATGAAACCTTTAAGTTCATATTGTGGATGAGTATAGTTAGCTATCTCTTTTACAATATAATCTTCACTATTCTGAATAATTGCATCATTAAATTGGTCAACAATAGTAACATAAGAAGTAATTAAATCATTCTTAGTAATAACAGATTTTTCACTGTCTTTAATTATACTTTCTCTAATAAATTTATTCCAATTAGAAACAGCTTTATTAGTATAAGATATAACTTTGACATAATCAGTATTACGAGTGATTTCTTCATCACTAAATTGTTTCACAACTTCTTGCTGAAATTGAGCAGAATTACAAACTACAAATCCTTTAGTCATAGTATTATCAAATTTACTACGATTACGAGATATGTAATTTAAGAAGTTAAAAGTTCCATTATAAACATCACCACGAAGAAGTTCAGTAAGAGTTCTTATAGGATTATCTTCATCTTGTCGTACAATCTGTGTAAGTCTAAAAGATTTAACGCCTTTAAAAGCATAACTATCCTTCTCATTTACGGGCGGGATTTGAGCATCATCACCACATAGTATAAGTTTAATACTATACTTTTTCATCATCTTATCAATATAAGTAACAAGACTACGATTAAGCATAGAACTTTCATCTACTATATATAGACGATAATCTTCAATCTTTATACGACCATAAGAAGCAAAAGTAACATTATTAATATCAAACTTTTCAATATCATAATTAGGTTTAAAACCAAAATCAGATTGAATAGTGTTAACACTACAATGTGTACCCATAATACTATTTTTAAGAACTCTACAAGCTTTATGACTTGGAGCACTTAATCCTATTTCAGAGAATGGTATGTTACAATCTTGAAGTAAAGCTTTAAGAAGAAAAGTTTTACCAGTACCACCAGGACCAATCAAAGCACGCTTAAAATCTCTAGGATTATAAGGTTCATTAATGAACTTAATAAGACCATTATAAGCTTTTATTTGGTCATCAGTAAAAGTAAACTTTTTAGCTCTATTTTTAGTAGGAGTATTTATAGTAAATTCATCTTTATTACTCATTATATATCCTCCTCATCATCTATTAAATGTTTAACATTATAATCATGACCAACTAGAGTTAAAATTCTAGAAAATTTAGCATAAAGTTTGCCATCAATTCTAATAATCCAACAAGAACAAATCCAATTATGACAAAAAGGCACATAACGATTAGGGTCTGCTTTCTTGAATATTCTATCACTTTCGTTAAGAATAAGACTAATATATTGTCTATTTCTTTGACCAACACGAGTAAATATACGTTCACAATTACTCATATCATAAGAATCTTCAGTAAACGGAAGTGTAACTCCATTCTTACCAATATCGTTAACTGTAGTATCTTTAGTTAATTTATTAAGATAATCAAAATATTTAATATAAACACTAAAATTACCTTGTTCGTCTTGAATAACTAAACCAGGAACTAACTTAGTTAACTTCTTATTAGGAAGTACAGTTGGTGCTCTACGTTTAGTAGAAGCTTTAGGCTTAAATACAAATTTAAGCTTAGAATAATCTACATTCATTTCTTCTTGTTTGTTAGTTTATGTTCTTTCTTAATCTTCTTAGCTTCTCTAGCACTTATAGTACTATCTTTAAAATTAAGATTAGAAGGCTTAATAGTGTTACTACCACGATTAAGTACATACCCACAATAATGGACAAGAAAATCAATTCTTCCCCAAGTACGAATACCAATAACTGCATTAATTGGAATGATAATATGATTACCATCAATCTTTGCAATACGTGATACAATTCTTACATCCTTTTTTTCATCATGTTTTTTAGCCATTTTACAAAAAGTTTAATTAATTAATACTATTGTTACTTCATCAATAAGATGATTATACTAAACATTCTATTGGTACTTGTTCTCTATCTTCTCCTTCAAAATATTCAAATTCTATAGGGAAAATAGTAACATATATCAAGTTCTTACTATTTATAACAGCGTTATGAACTTTATATTTCTTACGTTTATAAACAACTTCAGAACCAACATGAATACCATAAGGTTCTAATACTTCATTACTTAAAGCTGTACGTACTTTCTTATATTCAGCTCTAGCTCTATCAAGAATACGTTTAGCTTCTTTATGTCTATTTCTAAATTCCTTTACTTCCATAATTATTATATTTTCTTTATTTTACTAATAGGAAAAGGATGTATCATTCCAACATAACCATCAATAATTATCATTACTTCTGGTTCTCTAGATAAAGCATTATCTAGTTTATTACAAATAGTAACATATTTAATAATACCAGTTGTAGAACCAGCACACTTTGGAATTTTAACTTTATCTCCTACTCTAAATGAAAGATTATTATCTTTAAAGAAATTATTACTAATAGTAGTAATTTTATTATCATATTCTTTTCTAGCATTATTTCTTTCATTGAAGAAATAATTTAAACTTGCTTCTGTAAATTTATTATTCATATTACCAATTTGTTAAATCGTTTAATTTATATTCTTTTTCGACTTTATAATCAGTACGGTCTTGACGTGAATAACCAATTAATATAACTTCGTTATTTTTATTAATTCTAGCACTAATTGGTTCAAAACTTATAGGAGTACAAGCTATATCTATAGTTTTATTAGGAGTAATATTATTCTCTATAAGAATTTTTCTACCTACCTCATGCAAACCTTTATTATAAGCTTTCATAAGTTTACTTTTAAAAACATTATTATCACATTTAATTGCTCTACTTCTAAAATCTTCAAAAGGAGCAATAGCCATTATATATTCTTCATATTTCATAACTTTATTATTTTATTTATTATTAGAAGTTCTGCTTGGTTTCGCACCATAAGCCGTATTACTACACTTAGCAGAACTTAATTACTCTATCCTCCCCGTAAAGAAGTTAGCATACAATCATTCTCTTTTTCTAGTTTATCACATACATTAAGTATGAAATTAATACCAGCATGTCTAACAGCAATTATATCTTTAATTACAGTAGTCATATCATGCTGACTTAGTTTCATAAGAAAATATATAGTTCTAAAACCTTTTCTAGTATTAAGAGGAAAATTGTATGGAACAATATAACCTGTACGTCTTGGAGAATGTTTGTAAAATTCTTTTTTATCAACATAGCCATTACATTGCACAACTTCTCCAAATATACTAAGTCTTTTATCTCTAGATAAAACATCACCAATTCTATTACCACTAGTTATATCATTACTAGAACAAATACTAGCAATAGAACAATCATCACAATATTTACCTCGTACTACTTCATATAATTTACCATTATGTTCAATCTTAGTACCAATAGCAAATTGTTTAACTTCATTACTATTATTTTTATTTGTTTCCATAATTAATTCGTATTTTAAATGGTCTATTAATACCACAATAAGAAACATTTGTATAATATATTATATCATGTTTCTTATGTTTAAACTTATTATATAAATATTCAGCAACAGCATTTATAGTAAAATAATCAAATTTCACAAACTTATAATTACTGCTAATTTCATTCTTTATAATCATAAGTGCTCTTGCGTCTTTAACTCTAAGTTCTTCTTGAGTTACAACTATCATTTTCTGTAATATTTTAAATTTCGTTGTGAGATATGCAAATTGTTTATCGAATAACTTATCGGATATTATATTTGAATATCTCACAACGAAGAAAAATACGCAAAAATCGAATTTTACTCATAAATACCAGACTGCTCAAGCATAAGTGCTTGGTCAGCCTGCATATCAGAATAAATTTCATCTAGTATATCATCATCAAGTACAATAGTACTTGGAGCATCAGGAAGTTTAGTTCTATCTTTACTCATATCATGAAACTTTTTCAAGATGAACACTAGCACAATCAAATTGCACTTTACTACCTAATTTACCTCTAAGACAATAGTCTTTTACAGCACACTGAGGACATTTAACACCATTAGGCATTACATTATATATATTACCAGCAATTACAATACCAGTTATAACATTTTCATTCATAATTGTATTTATTAAATATTAAAAAACCACTACTACTTTCACAAGCAATAGTGGTTGGAATCTGTCTAATTTTAAAAACATGGAAAATAACTTATACACTTATAAGTCTCTCTTTAAGCGAAATATTTTACTACATAACCATAGCAATATTATATAAAGAACAGAATAATATTACTTAATATAAGACAAACGATAGCAACAAATAAAACACGAGCTTCTTTGTTTCTATCTTTGATAGTTTTTTCAAGCACATCAATTCTACCATAAAAAGCTTTATTATGCTCTTCAAGAGTAGCGATATGCTTATCTTCATTATCTATTGTTGTATTAAGAGCAGCAATAGTTTTTTCTTGATTAGTTTGAATCTCTTCACTCTTATTAAGACTATCTTGAAGAGTTTTAATTCTTTTCTCACTAGTAACTTGAAGCTTCTTGAACGTATCAATAGTTTTGTTTAACTTACGTTCAGTATCATCTTTACGAAGAATAATACCTACAAGTTCTTCAACACTTTTCTTACTAAGTTTAGTCTTACGAGATTTATCGCTAGGACTAAGTTCTCTTTCTTTCATAATTCTCTTATGTTTTAATTATTCATATAAAATATTATCACTAAGTTCATCATAGCTAGCATCATCACCAACCATAATTTCACCAAATAAGTCATAATCATCAATATCATGACTTGTACAGAATGCGTCAATATCTTGAGCATTAGAATCAAATTCATTATCTTGTATCATAACTGTTATTATTAATTATAATGCAAAGATAATGAATTTAATCTATCATATCTTCTACGGGGCGGCTATATTAACTATTATTATTTTAAATAGCTTTACCAATAGAAACACTAAAAGGATAGATAGTAACAACTCTACCTTTATAACCGTACATTTGAAAACGTTTCTTAGCTATATTCTTAGCATGAGTAAGACCCTTACTCGTACTAATCATAAGATAACCATCTCTACGTTCTTTAACTCTGTTACTAACAAAATAAAATCTTTCACACATAAGTTCTCCTTATTTACCTTTAATTATTAAATCATTTGTAAACTCATATACAGTAATATTACAAACATTATTATAAATGATAAAGTGTTTTATATAATCATTATGTTCTTTTATAAATTTAATATTACTCTTATAAAGTCTAATTTTATGTTTACCTAGATAAAGATAAATATTTGTATTAATCTCTATAGTTTTACCATAAATATTAGCAACTTTAGTAATTGGAGTATTATTAAATATAACACTTAATTGTTTGTAATTACTTAGTTTATTAAATTCTTCTATTAACATAACAATAAATAGTAGTAGTACTATTTCTAGTACTACTACTTATAATTATTAAATGTCACCAAACATCATCTTCTCTGCTAATTTGTCTAACATCTTGAGACCAAAAGCACTAAGACGAATATTAAACGGATGATTATAGAAACTGTCATGCTGAACTACTGTAGGAACAACATTATTACTAAATGGATTAGTATATTCCTGTCCAGCTGTAACTGCTTCTTGAATAATGTTAATTTTAGCACCACTAAGCACTACATTAAGAGCTTTAGGATGCTTAATTAAATGATTACCAGCAAATGCTACATCCTCATTCTCTCTAAGAGCACCAACAATAGAATAGTTACCGACGAAGATGATATTACTCTCACCTTCAACATAACTACCATCTTCTTGAGCAACCATAGCTTTAACTGGTTTATCAAGAGTAATAGCAACTCTATTATAAGTTTCACACTCAGTAACATTAATGTTACGTACTACCAAATCCTTGACTACATTGTTAGCCTCAACAGCCATCAGCTGGCTAATAACTTTCTTTGTGTCCATAATTTAAATGATTAAAACGTTTATAATATGTTTATTAACTCGAATACTAATTAAACTAGTACTATCTTCACAGACTGTACTAGTAGAAACAGAACCTTATTTAGAAATGGGAAGTTCTTTTTTAGCTTTATAATAATCAACTGATTTATCAGTATCAAACAGATTCTCATTATAATCTTCTATTTCATCAAATAGAGATTCAGAAGCATTATAATAAGCTTTATAAGCTTTAACTTCATTACGAAGTTTAGTATTAGCTGTAACAGCATTAACTAAACTAAGAATAGTACTAATAGTAGTAGCTACTAATATTAACAGCACAAAAGCTGTAACTTTATTTACTTTCTTCATCGTTATTATCTTTAGTATCAACAATTATATAACTACCACTTATAATAAGCAGTATAAAACCAATAACATTCACAATACTTATATGGTCATCAGTATTATGAGTAATAAGTATTAAAGATAAAAGTAGCATTGGTACTACTATTATCTTCATTATGTATTTAAATAAATTTATCTTCATATTAATTATGTTTATTGTCACCATTAATTATAGCACTCATAAGAATTAATTCTATAAAAAATATAATACTAATAAAATTACCATCAATAATCATTGATAAACATATAGTCATTAATGGAACTATTAATATGTTTAATACCCATTTGAATATCTTTATGTCCATTTGTCTTCTACAAATTTAATATTAATATTGTCAGCGTTATAAATATCAATTAAATCACGTTTAATAATATCGCAATCGTCAACAACAATAGAATAATCTTCAAGAGTAGCAAATACTCTTTTATCTTTAGTATCATCATCAAGAGTATTATCTTTATTAATAGCACTTATATCTTTGACTATATTAATAAGAAATAAAATATCTTTCTTAGTGATACCTATTGTATTGTCTTTCCAAATCATAACATTAATAATTTAATTTTAAAACATTAGATTAAGTATAAGTATCACTTATAGTAGTATCAGCAAGAGTAAGAATAGTAAAATAAATACTATTATTATCGTAAGTAGCTGAAAGATAAGTTACTATAGTAATACTATTATGAGAAGAATAAGTTATAACAATAACATTAATATTATTATTTATATTACTATTATAAGAATGAGAGTAGTATGAGAATTAGTAATTGTATTAGTATTTAGAAGATGAGAAAGTGGGACTGTCTCAGTAACACTATCTTTAACTTTCTCACCTTCAATTACATTAAATACAATCAAAACATTTATCAACACTAACTTTTAGTTCATCATCATAAGTATCATACTCAGCTTTACGTTTATCATAAGCCCATTTAATAGCTTCTGCATCACCATTTAAAGCAGTAATATAATCACTTACAATTTCTCTACCTTTATTACTATTTAATTTAATCATAATCACCTAATCTAATACCAACAATATCTTCATAAGATAATTTTATTTCATCATCATAATCATCAGTAAACTCTACATGATTATCATCATAATAAAGTCCATCATAACAATAATAACGATTATCTTCAGTATCAACAGTATATCTTACAGGTACACTATCAATAGCTTTATTAGCAGCTTTAATAATATCTTGTACTAATTGTTTATTCATATCTTTATTTATTTTATAGTTATTACTAGTGTACAGAAATACCTCAGCTTTCACTACGTTCTAGCTTCAACTAAGGTTATATATAAAATAAATATATAATAACTGCGTTATTATATTATATATTTATTTTTATATAACCCATGCGTGCGTATACGTGCGTGCGTTAATGTTATAGCTAATGCGTAGCTCTTATTACAACACGACCAACGTAATTAGCATCTATTACATTGCATGGCTCATCTTCATACTTTCTACTTACACGAAAGCGATTAGTATCAAGATAATCAACAACGTAACAATTATAAGTTATACCATTATTCATTGTGATATTAACTTTAATCTTACTACCTTTTACAGCATTTAATAAAACTCTTATACTATTTATAATATAGTTCTCCTATTTTTATATTAAACTTTTATCAGTAGTAGAACGCTTACTTTCACTATAAGACAATTCCACATCAAAGCCTTTTTTTGTTCTTGTTGACAAGACCTTTTTAGTTCTTGTCGAGTACTTGTTCTTTCTTGTTGACTAGTAACAATATGAGAAGCCACTCTAGCCTAAGCTAGAGCAGCAACCACATTAACGTAAACTCTTGCGAGTAGTATTCCAAGCCACTCTGCGTTCCTTAGTTGTAGCATAAGCGTCACTAATACCATTGTAATCAATAGCATAGAGACCGATAGGAGCAACAGCATCAATAGTAAACTTGCTAATATGAATACTGTCATAAACAGCAATCACTTGCTGTCCATTACTCTCGTATTGCTCGCCAGCAGCACGTTCGGTCAGTTCTACATCAATAGTAGCACCCATAAGTAAATCCTCAAATTGCTGATTAGTTGGGTCAGTAGCCATAGCCATAAACGCTATGTCATCACCAAGCTCGCTATCAGCTTCATTGATGAAGTGCAATAGTTGTTTCATCGACATAACAAGCATCTTACGCTTGCCATGTGCAAATCCATTTGCAGCGTCGATAAAATCAAATTCATCAACAGTGTTCATTACTACGGTGCGAGCACCAGTTTCAGCGTTAACTCTAACGCTTGCGGAAAGAATTGTAGTTTTCATAACTATAATAATTTGAATTGATAAAACAAACTAGTACACGACTAGTTAGCCGAAGTCCTTCTCCAGCCAAAACTTTTTTAGTTGTTGTATGACTAAAATTTTTCAGTTGTTGATGAGTAGGGGGGCATCCAATCTTTATCTCGACGACCGGGGGTTGCTAGTAATACCCTCCCCCTTACAATCATAAATATAATTTTCTATACTATCATTACCTTATTCTTTCATTATAACTATCATTTTCTCTAATACATTCTTTATCACTATTACCATTACTTATTTCTTATTATTCTTTATTACTACTACTTGTTTCACTTTTATCATTACCATTACTATTACTTTTAATTAATCATCATATTGATTTTACTACTAATCGTGCTGATAATTATCAAATTTAGTTAATTCCGTTTAACTAATTATAATTTATTACTAATAATATTATTACTTTCATTATTATTATCTATATTTGCAGCAGTATTTCTAGCACCTACAGTATTACTCTTTACTAAGTTAAGTTCTGTAGGCTGAAATAACTTAATAGTACGGACACTATTCAAAGTATTAATTTAAAATATAAAGTTATGGTTGATTTAAAAGTTAATTATCTTGGTCTTAATCAGACCTTTCGTATGCCTACTAGTATGAGTGAAGTTGACATGAATGTAATTGCTGATTACGTTAAGCATGTTAATGTTAGTAAGAATTATGCTCTTATTGCAGTTGTATTTAAAGAGCGTCCTATTAGTATTGTAAGTCTTAGTAGACAGAATAAGAATGCAAGTGTTAGTGGTGTTGCTGTTATGGTTAAGAGTAATACTGATGATGAGTTTATTAAAGACATTAAACTTGGTGAAACTATAGTTATTTCTCCTAGTGATATTGCTATGGGACATCATATCAATTCTCCTGCTAATGCTCTTACTCCTGGTTTCTTACTTGAACTTCTTAGAACTAATGCTGATTTAAATAAGAAACTTATGGCAGTTAAAGTTCCTACTTATTTCGTAGATTTTAAGATTGTTCCAGTTTGTAACATTCATGGTTCTGTAGGAAAGTATGTTCCTGTTAGTCAATATTATATTGCTCCTGATGCTGGAGAAACCGATATGGGTAAGTAATTACCTATTTCACATCTTCTACGGGGAGGCTTAAAAAGCTAAGGGAGTTTATACTCCCAAAGCTTTATATTGTACTATTAATAATGTTATTAATATGAAATATAAAATAAACGATGAAGGTTTAGAAGAAGGTAAATTTCCTAGTTCTACTGGTAAACAAGTTCTTATTGAAAATAAAGCATCTATACTTAAAACTATAGATGATAATATTATAGATAAAGATGTTGCCATGATGATTCTAGTTCAACTTGAAAAAGATACTCAACGTCATTTAGAAGCTGATGAAGTTACTGCTATTCCTTATCTTGGTAAGATTAAAAGAAAAGCCGGTTCAAAAGCTTATGCTGAAAACAAAGAAACTCTAGATGCTGCTAAAGAAATCATGACTCCTGAAAACTTTGAAAATTTCAGAGCTGCAATGATGAGAGAAGCTGTTATTAGAGATAATGAAGCAAAAGTATATAATTATCAAGTTGCACGTATGGCTAATAAGAATGGTAAAACTTATTGGAAATGTGTTGAACGTCGTGGTAAATATTATGCTAATATTAGATTTTATTGTTTAGGTTGTTTAAATTATTCTGAACCATGCAACGAGATAGATTAATAATAGATAATCTTTTACTTATTGATGAAAACGGTATGCCTGAAGCTCCAACTATTCGTCAATTAATAGATAAAGATGTTAGAGAGCTTTATACTAGAGATAAGTCTAAAGATAAATCTGGTTATGTAAAAGACTGTATAGTTATTTATTATCTTGGAGACCCTAAATCTCCTGCAAAACAAAGCGGTTTAAGTGATGCTGAAGCCCTTAAAATGGCTATAGAACAAGCTGGTCTTCCAGCTAACTATATACCTAGTGCTCTTGTTTTGAAAATAATTAAAAGATATTATGCTCAAAATATAGGAGAAGCTGGTAGAGTTGTTGAAAATCTTCTTAAAACTCTACATAATGTAAATATTGCAGTTGATTCTATTAATGCTTTGCTTAACGAAAAGCTTAGAGATAGAGCTAATTTAACTATAGAAAATGTAAGTACTCTTTTAGATTTAGTAGATAAAGTTACTGCTAAAGCATCTGAGATTCCTAAGACTTTAAAATCTTTGAATGAAGCTAAGGAAAATCTTATGTATGAAAAAGAGTCTGAAAAAGCTAGAGGTGGTGGTGCTATTACTAGTAGTATGAATGCTGCTGATTATGTTTAACATTATATTGTTTAAGTTATGAATAGTATTTATGAAAATAACTTTCTTTATTTTGATGAAGGTCCACATAAATATACTGATTCTTTAGGTAATGAATATCTTAGTGTAACTACTAATATAGAAAATTACTGTCCTAAGTTTGATAAGAAATATTGGCTTAGAAAGAAAGCTAAAGAACGTGGTATTACTGAACGTAAACTTGAAGCTGAATGGGAAAGAATAACTAAAGAAGCTTGTGAACGTGGTACAGCTACTCATAATGGACTTGAAGATGGTATTAAAGGAAGTAGTATGTTCAAAGATGCTATTCAATATCTTAATCAAGTTAAAAGTGGTAGATGTATAACTGTAGCTGATATTCCTAATCTTAGAGCACATCCTCTAGATATAGAACAATTTAAAAAAGCTACTAATAATAAGTATCCTGAAATATATCAAGTATTTCAATATTATGTAAATAAAGGATATACTATTTATTCTGAAATTGGAGTATTTGTTCCAGAGTTACTTCTTAGTGGTACTATAGATGTTCTTTGTGTTAGACCTGATAGATTTGTTATTCTTGATTGGAAAACTAATAAAGATGGTCTTCATTTTACTAGTGGTTTTTATCGTAAAGATAAAACTACTAAACCTGTTCAACTTACTAGTGAATGGTGTAATACTCATGAGTTTATGTTACCTCCTTTTGCTCATTTAGAAAATTGTAACGGTAATCATTATACTATGCAATTATCTACTTATGCTAGAATGACTGAAATGATATTAGGTATTCCTTGTGTTGGTCTAGGTCTTTGTCATATTCAAACTCCTTTTGAAAAGAATAAATATGGAATGCCTTATCGTGATGTTCATGGTATGTATAAGATTGATAAAGAAGGTAAGGAAATTGTTACTTGGTTTAAGATTAATTATATTCATAATGAAATAGATGCTATGTTTCAAGATAGAAGAATTAAACTTAATAAACAAGGTTTGTTAAATCCACAAACAGAAATACAATGGTAATATGACAAGACGAAGAAGAATAAATCCTAGAGTTCTTCATATTGAAGAAGTCGATAATATTAAATATGTTTGTAAAGGTATTCCAGAAATTGGAACATTTTATATATTTGGTGTATTAAAATAATAAGATATGAATGAAGAATTATTTAATAAAGCAAGTAAAGCTGATTTCAGCAAAATACTCATCAATAAAGGATATGCCTATTTTAATAAAGGCAAGTATAATCTTAACATTATTGGTATTAGAAATGCTAATAATAACGTTACTAATAAATTTGATGATGTTATTGTAGTAGAATATATTGATATGTATGGTATCAAATCTAGAAATATATTTGCTGCTACTACTGACCCAGGTATTACTAGTATGACTAAACCTGTAAGTTATAAAGGTTGTGCTATACTTGTTCCTGGTCAATATCGTTCTGCTTGGAAACTTGGTTATCATAAAGGTAAGTATGAAGCTATTGTTCAATATAAACCTGTAAAAGTTTATAGAGATAATAATAAAGATGCTGTTTATGATTTTAATCCAAAAACTATAGAAGAAGGTACATTTGGTATTAATATTCATAAAGCTGGAAAACATTCTACTCAAGTTGATAATTGGTCTGCTGGTTGTCAAGTTCTTGCTAATAAAGAAGATTTTGATACTCTTATGAAACTTGCTCATAGACAAATTAGTCAAGGATATGGTAAACTATTTACTTATACTTTAATTAATGAGGGGGATTTGTAATGAAAGATTATGATGAAATTAGGAAAAGAGATGAAGCTATTCGAGATGGTATAGGATATGCTTTATGTGCTTATTTTATACTTTTAGCTGTTTTCGGTGTTATTGGTATTATTTATCGTATATATTTATATGTTTCATAATAAGGAGGATTTATAATGGCTTGTATTGTTATTAATGGCGAAGTTCAAAGTACTTTTACTTTAAAAGATTTAGAAAAATCTATGCGTGATATATTTTCTAGAGAAGAAAAACAAATGATAATTTCTCCTGAAGGAGGAATAGGATATATATCTCGTAAAGAGTATGCTGAAAGAAGTTTTCCAAAACTTATAGAACATTCTCAAATTCAAGAAGATATTGATAAAGAAATTATTAATAGTCTTCATAGTTATAAACCTTTTAGTAAATGTTTAAGTAATGGATAGTTTTAGTAATGAAGCTGGTAAAGGTTGTGTATTTCTAATTTTTGCTATCATTATTTGTATTCCTATAAGTATTTATAATTATTATCATAAAAAGAATAATAATATTATTGATACTAATGTTGAACTGCAAAAACATAATGATAGTTTAAAAATTGAAGTTGATAATTTAGATAGTATTAAAAATGCAAAAGTTATTGAAGTTAAAACTCTTGATAATGATAGTACTGTTAAGTTATTCTATCAACTCATCAAGTAAATCATTAACATCTTCTACGGGGAGGATAGAACAAGATAGTGTAACTATAGCGATTAGTGATATTCGTAAAGCTAATGCTAAACTAATAGAATTAAGTTATGAAAAAGATATTAATAAGAATCTTCGACAAATTATTAGAAATGATAGTGTACTTGCAGAACAAGCTAGACAAAGATATATATTATTGGATAGGTCATGTAAGAAAGTAACAAAACAACGTAATGTTGCTTGTTGTAGTGCTGCTGGTGCTATTATATTACTAATTTTAAGTTTAATAAAATGAGTGATAATCATACTGTAGAAAAGTATATTGAAAGCTACCCTTTTCTTCAATATATAAACGATAATCATGGACAATATAAACATGCTAAAGAAGCAGGTTATAAAGACCCTAATGATTTGTTTATGATTGGAGAAAGTGGTGGCTTTCTTCTTGATATACGTAGAGGAGATAAGTTTGTTAATACTAATCTTCTTACTGAGATGGCTTCTCTATATCATATAAATGGTGAGAAATATACTTTATATAAAGAAGATAGTATACCTCATCGTCAATTACGTAAAAGAGAAGAGTATAGACGTAAACATGGATTTGATGCTCCATGTTTTATGCGTAATGGTGAAGTTCGTAATCTTCATATTAGTGGAGATATGTATAATTATCTGAATTATACTATTATTGAACAGCTTGATGAAAAAACTATTATTCATACTGATAAAGGTTCTGTTGCTAAGAAGAAACAAGACTTTCCTAAGTTTATAGATGCTCAGTTTTGGACGTTTGCCATTATAGAGTTTTGTGAACTTAATGGTTTTCATCTTCTTATTGATAAAACTCGTCGTGGTGGTTTCTCTTATATTATGGCTAGTCATAGTGCCAATAAGATAAATCTTCAACCTAATAAAGTTTGTATTCATGTTGCTGCTGATAGTAAGTATCTTACTAAGCGTGGTGGTCTTACTGATTTTACTATTCGTAATCTTTATTTTTATGAGAATAAGACTTTCTTTAAACGTGGTATTCTTTCTCGTGCTGCTGAAAACTTTACTCTAGGCTTTAAACTTCCTAATGGTGACATTAGTCCTAATAGTTGGAATAGTGCTCTGTTTAGTGCTTCTGCTAATAACAATCCTGATTGTGCTATCGGTAAGGATGCTGTTAGTGTTAAGACTGAGGAGGTTTCCACTATGGAAAACTTTGATGAGTATATGAATGTTACTGAACCTGCTATGCGTACTGGTAGTTATGTTACAGGTAACTTATTTGCCTGGGGTACTGCTACTAGTGGTAATATGCAAACATTTGAACGTAACTTCTATAATCCATCTGCTTTTCATTTTATAGCTTTTGAAAATGTTTGGGATAAAGATTCTCGTAATGAAGTTTGTGGTTATTTTAAACCTTATTGTTGGGGTCTTCAAGGTCAGATTGGTGATAGATATGCTATGGATGCTGATGGTAATTCTGACATTGAAATGGGTCTTAGAATTGCTTATAAAGAACGTACCGATAAGAAAGTTCATAGTAAGACTTTTAGTGATTATATTAATTACTTAGGTCAGTATGCTAATATGCCTAGTGAATCATTTAGTTCTACTAGTGAAAACTTGTTTAGTTCTGAAGCTTTAATGAATTGGGAAGAAGTACTTAAAAATGACCCAGCTTATACTAATATATCTGACGATGGTATGTTCTTTGAAGATGGTGACGGTAAAGTAATATTTAAAACTAATGCTCGTATTAAAGCAGAAGGTGGTAAGTTTAATAAAGACTTCTTTGATTGGATTCAAGGTGTACCTCGTAAACAACATGAACATCCACATGGTTGTGTTCGTAAATGGTTTGAACCTATTAGAGTTAATCATGTTAATGAAAATGGTAAATATGAAGTTGGTATTCCAAAAGGTCAATATTCTATAAGTTATGACCCTGTAGGTGTAAATAAGGAAACTAGCGGTATTACCAATAAACATTCTCATAATAGTATTAAAGTTTGGGAGAACCCTACACAATATAATGGCTTTAAAGGTAAAGTAGTATGTGCATATTATGGTCGTCCTGAGAAACTTGAAGAAGCTGATAGAATATGTTACTTTATGGCAGTATATTATAATTGTATAGGTACTACTGGTGTTGAGGTTAACCGTGGTGAAACTGTTAGTAATTTCACTAAATGGAAAGCTTTAAAGTACTTAATGAAAGACCCAGTAGAACTTTGGGATAGTTCTATTAAAGCTAAAGTTACTGCATCCTATGGTGTAAATATGGGTGGTGGTAGTGGACAAGGTACTACTAAAGTTCTTGAAGGACTTCGATTACTTAAAGAAATGTTGTATAGTGAAGTTGGTAAAAAACTTGATGGTACACCACTTTATTTCTTTCAAACTATTTATGATTATCAAACTATACTTGAACTTCTTAAATGGAATGATAAAGGTAACTTTGATAGAGTATCTGAAATGTTAATACATGCACTTCAATGGAAACTTAATGATGTAGAAGCTGCTAAAGAACTTGCTCATCGTAAGAAAGCTACTGTTGAAAATTATAATGATAATATCTGGAATAGAGATTGGTTTGTTTAATAATTAACTAAATAAATATACGTATGTTTAATACCAATTTAACTTATCAATTTCCTAAACAAAAGGTTAGTGCTGAGGAGAAAGCAAAACCTTATTGGTATACTAATAGTATTGATTATATTATTGGTTTAGGAATTAGTATGAATGACCGTAGTGATACTGAAACTAAAATTCGTATTCTACATGGTGAATTACCTCAAGAGTTTTATAGAAAAACTCTTAACCCTTACAATGCTAGTAAAGAACGTTTTAAGAATTTTCCTGCTACTCTACGTAATTATGATATTATGTCTGATATTATACGTAGATATATAGGAGAGTATTTTAAGAATCCTCATGACTTTGTTGTAGGAGCTAACAATCCTGATATAGTATTTAATAGAAATGCTGCTCTTAAACAAAAAGTTATGGAAGCTGCTCAACAAGCATTTCAACAGGAGTTTCAAAAACGTTATCAAGCTGCTGTTCAACAAGCTGAAGGTCAAGGTCAATCTGTAGAAGCTATAAATCCTCAAGATGTTATGCCTGACCCAGAGGAGTTTATGAATAACTTTAACCAGGAATATATAGATAATGAAAGTAAGCAAGGTCAAGATATTCTTAATTATATTAGAGATATTACTAATGACCTTAATATTTATCTTACTGCATTCTTTAATTATTGTGCTTTTGGTGAATGCTATACATATACTGAACTTAGAGGAGATAAGATTATTAAAGAGTGTGTTCCTTTGATGGAAGCTTATCCTATTCCTAATAGTGAATATATGATTGAAGACCATGATATGTTTGCTAGAAAGATGAAGATGAGTTATAATCAAATTCTTGATGCTTTTGATGATTATCTTGATGATAATGATAGAAGTTTCCTTGATAAGTATTATAATGATGCAGCTTATGCTACAAAGACTGTTCCTTTAAGATATGACCAATACTTTGAACACTACGCTAATGTTTGTGATAAATTTACTGATGAAGAACGTAGATTGTTTAAAACTAAAGATGAACATCCTAGTGCTCGTAATAGTAATCTTTATGAAGTTTGGCATGTAGTTTGGAAAGGTTTTGCTCGTCAAGGTATTCTTACTTTTGTAAATCAACTTGGTTTTCAGGAACAAAGAGTTGTAGAAGAAGATTATGAACTAAATAAAGAAGCTGGTGATATTAGTATTGAATGGGAATACAAACCTCAAGTTTATGAAGGTTATAGAATAGGAACTAGATATAGTGGTATTTATCCTGTTAAAGCTAGACCTATACTTTATGAACGTAAAGGTAAACTTCCTTATAATGGTATTATGGAAGTACTTCCTTATTTTGGTAAGTTTAGTATCATTGAAACTATTACTCCTTTCCAAGTATTTCGTAATATAGTTTCTTATCATCAAGAAATGGTAATAGCAAAGAATAAAATGCTTATTATGCTTTTACCTAAATCTCTTGTATCTAATGATACAGAAGATGCTATTTATAGAATGGCTGCTGATGGTGTACTTCCTATTGATGATGAAGAAGATGCAGCAGGAGTTAAGATGCAAAACATTAGATTACTTAATGTAAATATGGGTCAATATATTACAGAACTTAGTAATCTAAAAGAAGCTATTAAACTTGAGGCTCGTGAACTTGTTGATATGAATGCTCAACGTTATGGACAAATTTCTCAATCAGCTGGAGCTTCTACTACTCAAACTGCTGTTGCTCAATCAAGTACTGGTTCTGTTATAATATTCCAAATGTTTGACCAAATGAGGTGTGCTGATTATAATAGAGATTTAGACTTTGCTAAATGTGCTTATATTGAAGGTCTAGAAACATCTTATATTGATAAGACAACTGGTAAGAAACATTATCTTAGTCTTGATGTAAATTCGTTTGTTGGTTCTGACCTTAGCACTACTGTTAGAAATAATGCTAAGGAAATGGATAAGATTCAGCAATTAAAACAATGGGCATTTAGTGCTGCACAAAATGGAGATTTGGATTCTGCTCTTGCTGCTATCACTGGAGATAATGTTGCTGCTATTAGCGACGCTGTTAAGAAGTTTAGTCAATTAAAGCAACAACATGAAGAACAAATGAAGCAAATGGACCAAGCTATTCAAGAACAAGCTAATCAACTTGAATTACAAAAGATTGCTGCTAAAGGCGAACAAGATAGAGAAACACTTGCCCTTAAAGCACAATATGATTTACAACTTGAATATGCTAAAGGTGATATAGCTTTGCTTGGTGATACAAATCCTCAAAATGATGAATATGCTAAAAATCAATTAGCTCGTATTCAAGAGGAAAGTAAAAGAGCTAGTGAAGCTGCTAAACTTCAACTTGAAAGACAGAAGATAGCTATGGATGCTTATAATAAAGCTGCTGACCGTCAAGTAAAGAGAGAAGAAATGGCTAATCAATTAAAGATAGCAAAGACAAATAAGAATAGATACGATAAGAAATAAATTGTTTGTTTGTTGATTATATTATGTGTAGGAGTAGTGCTCGTGAGAGTATTGCTCCTTTTATTTTACATGATAAAATTTTATTTAATATTTTAAATTCAATTCTGAGACGTTATCTATAACTAGCTGATTAACTTATAAGCTACTTAGATTGGATTGATTGTACGTTAAGGAAATTGCATGTACTTGAATGTTTGTAACAAACAAAGCCACTTGAGAATACATGCAAACAATAGGTTAGAGTACTGGAGTTGCATAAGAAACTTATGCTCAAACTGATGACATTAATAATCTTTATTCTATTAATAATAGGTTTGCTGAAACTTCTAATAATGATAGTTAAATAACTTATGCTTTTCTTCATACTATAAATAAAGGTGTTACTTTTGCAGCAACTAACAAGTGTTAGTGTATTATTAATCATTTAAATTATAAAGCTATGTTTGTATTTCGTAATAGTATTGGGTTCGGTCAGCATCATCGTTTGATGGTTGAACTTGATAATATTGATTTTGGAAACGGCGGTGGTAATGGTAGTGGTACTAACGCCAATAATAACCAAGGTAACGGAGGCGGCACTGATAACAATAATGGCGGTGGTAATGGCTCTGGTGATAATAAAGATGGTGAAGGTAAAGACGGTGATGGAAACGATAAAGATAATCCTGACCCCGATAATGCCAATGATAATCCTGATAATAAGGATAATGATAAAGACAATCCATCCAGCCCTTCTACGGGGGGTCTTGATGTAGGTACAAACGTTGAGTTTGAAGGCAAAAAGTATACTGTTGCTGAGAACGGAGACCTTGTAGATGCAGATGGTAAAGTTTTTAAAGAAGCTAAAGATGTTGATGAGTGGATTAAATCACTTGAAGTTGATGAACCTGGAGCTGATGTAAATATTGAAAATATTCGTAAAGCTATGAATATTGATATTACTGATGAAAACGGTAATCCAGTTGAATTTACTGACGACATTGAAGGTGTTAAGAATTATATCAATTCTGCTATTGAACTTAAATCTAATGAAGTAGCTTCTGCTGCTGTTAATAAGGTATTTGTTGACAATCCTATTCTCAAGCAGTTTGTTGATTATCTTACTGTAAATGGTGGTGACCCTCGTGGTTTTGGTGAACGTCCTGACCGTTCAGGTATTACTGTTGATGAAAAGTCTGAAGAACAACAGATTGCTATCATTAAAGCTGCTGCTAAAGAGTTTGGTAATGCTTCTCTTAATGATAATTACATTAAGTATCTTAAAGATTCTGGTGGTCTTTATGATGAAGCTAAAGCTCAACTTGCTAATCTTCAGAATGCTGATAAGCAACGTGATGAAAATGAAGCTAAACAAGCTGAAGCTTATCGTCAGCAACAAGAAGCTGAAACTATTGCTTATTGGAAAGGTATTAAAGATACTATTGATAAACGTGAAATTGGAGGATACAAACTTCCTGAATCTCTTGTTAAAGAAGTTAATGGACAGAAAGTTACTGTTACTCCAAATGATTTCTATGATTATCTTTCTCGTGGTATTAAAGATGAAGACGGCAATATTGCTACTGCTTATGAGCGTGCTCTTGCTAATCAATCTCCAGAGGAAGCTACTAATCAAGAATTACTTAGTGCTTGGTTAATGTTCACAGGTGGAACTTATAAAGACCTTGTTAAAATGGCTATTAATAATGAGCAGGTTAAAATCTTAAAGCTCGTTAGCAAAGGAAATAAAGGTCATGGTACTGTACGAATTACTAAGCCACAAACTAATAATAATAAAGCTATTGATAATATTCAATTTAGCTAAATGTTTAATTAATTAATTAATAACTATGTACGCAATTCGTGAAGTGCAACGTGGTAACTATGATGACCGTGGTTATTCTAATGAGGAAACTATTGCTCATCTTATGCTTACCAAACCTAGTGAGATTAATTCTATGCTCACCTATACTTTTGGTATGGATGATGATAGATTCCCACTTAATTTCCTTACAGAAGGACAAGGTACTGCTGGTGTAGTAGATATTACTACTACTGATTGGACTTGGAAGACTATGGGTCGTATGAAGTTCAATGATTCTGTACTTTATTTTAACGATGGTAATGCAACTCCTGGTAAAGGTGGTGCTACTTTTGAAGTTGAGTTTAAGACACACTGGTTCATTGAGCAGTATGGTTTGATTGCTCCTGATGGTGTAACTCAAGTTCGTATTATGAAAGACCTCGGTCATGGTTCTCATGGTGGTTATTTGTATCGTCTTCGTATTACAAATCCTAATCCAAATGCTTACGTTAATGTAGCTCAGAATCTTGGTGTAGGTATGTTTTGGTCTTTGACTGCTCCTACTATTCCAGAGTCTTTCTCAAAGGGTAATCGTACTAATACTATGGGACCTGGTAAGATGACTTCTCAACTTGAGTTCCATCGTTATAGTAAAGAGATTGCTGGTAATATTAGTAATACTGTTGTTACTTATGAGTTTAAGACTAGTGGTGGTGGTACTACTAATCTTTGGATGAATGAGGAGATGCGTCAGTTTGAGCTTCAGCAACGTGTTATGAATGAAGAGCGTCTTTGGTTTGCAGAATATAATAAGACTGTAAACGGTGAGATTACTCTTATTGATGAAGACAATGGTCAGCCTATTCCACATACTGCTGGTATGCAACAGATTTGTCGTGAAAGTAATTATGACACTTATGGAGAGGAACTTACTCTTAATAAGTTGAATCGTACTATCGGTGATATTCTTGACCGCAATACTGATACCGGTAATATGGATGTAGTTCTTGCTTGTGGTAAGGGCTTTGTTGAAGACTTTGACCGTGCTGTTAAGAATGATGCTCGTGATAATGGTTTTGTTACTCCTCTTGGTGACAAGATGATTAGTGAATCTAAGAGTGGTCTTTCTTATGGTAATTACTTCCGTCAGTATAAGACTGTTGATGGTCACATGATTACTCTCAAGCATCTTGGTTTCCTTGACCGTGGTACTTTTGCAGACAATGCTCGTGACAATGGTTATATCCATCCTCGTACTGGTCTTCCAATGACTTCTCACCAAGCATTTATGCTTGATACATCTTCTTATGATGGTCATAATAATATTCGTAAGGTACGTATGAAGGGTCAAGAGCATATTGCTGGAGTTGTTAAGGGTCTTACTCCAATTCCTGCATCATGGGGTGGTTTCCCTGCTAATACTCTGTCTACAGACATTGATGTATCTCGTTATGAGGTTAAGGATTCTTATGGTCTCCAAGTTGACCGTAACACTAAGTTCTTCCAACTCAAGTGTGTACTCTAATATTTTAAAATTTGATTGCTATGACTGAAATTAAAATTGAAATTCCAAAAGGTAGTCCTGCAAATAGTGGAAAAGATAATACTCCTGCTGAAGGTTCAACTCCTTCAGCAGATAAGACTCAAGCTGAATTAGAAGCTAAAGAAAAAGCTGCTCTTGAGGCAGAACTTGAAGCTCCATATTTTGAAAAGAAGACTGTAATTATTTCTTCTGTTCGTAATTATTCTGCTTATCGTAGAATCAATATGCAAGCTCTTGGTAAGCCTAAAGCTACTATAGGTTCTTCTGTTAAGTCTGTACGTATTCTTATGAGTAATAAAGGTGAGCTAGCTGCTTATTATCCAGAGATTATTGGTGTTGCTGCTAATCATCCAGACTTCGTTACTAGAGTTAAAGGTTATCTTAATAACATTTTCTTTGATGTTAATGATGGAGATAAGGAACTTAATATTTCTTTCCATTATAATCATAAAAGAGATTATCTTGCTATTAAAGCTGAGGAAGATAAAATTCTTGCAGCTTATGAAAAGGTAGACCGCTCTAATGAAGCAGAGCTTTATAAAGCTGCTGTTAAACGTGATGAAGCTATTACTCGTCTTGAGCAAACTAAGTACCAATATGGTATGCCTGACAACGTAGAGGAATATATTATTTGGCGTCATTGTCTTAACTACCCTGATGTAGCTAAAGATGAAGCGTTTATTAATAGTAATGCTACTCTTCGTTTCTTTATTAAAGATGTTGCTAAAGAAGAGAATCGTAAGGTTAAACTTATTGTTGAACGTAAGAAGGCTATTGAACGTCTTGTTGAACTTCAATCTTCACCTAGTAAAGTTAGTGCTGCTTATATTCAGTATTGTAGAACTAATGGTCTTAACATTTCTGATGGTCTTAATAAGACTGCTCTTGAACAAGTTGATGACCTTATGAAGTTCGCTACTGAAGACCCTAAGAAGTTTAATTCTATAGTTACTGACAAGAATCTTCTCGATAAAGCATTTATCGAAATTCTTATTACTAGAGGTGAACTTGTTCGTTCAGAGTATAATCAGCAAATTAATACTCCTGATGGTCTGTTTGTTGGTGCTAATATTAATGATGCTATTGCATTCTTTAAGAACCCTGACAATAACGGACTAAAGAATAAGTTAGAAAACAAATTGAAACTCTTTTAATTGATAAAGATATGACTACTGCTGAAATGCACCAAATGTTCAGAAACTATGCCCAACAAATGGGTATGCAGAATGTGAGAGCAATACTGCCTTCACAGATAGACTTGTTGCTGAACAATTCCATTTCGGACACAGTAAATCAAGTGATTGCTCAAAACATTGGTTCTACCAGTGATAGAGTAATCACTGATAACTCAAAGCTTAATCAAGTCAATGCTCTTAAAAGTCTTTATAAAGTATGGAAAGCTAAAGTTCAACTTCCTACTGCAAAGACTAACTACATTGCAAGTTATATTCTTCCTCTTGATAATTTTGGTATAGCTAGCGAAGCTAAAGATACTACAATTAAAAAAGGCGATAACGTATATGCTACTCCTGGTAGTGCAGATGATGGTAAACCTAATAAGATTGAGTATTTCTTCCTTGTAGATTTGAGCATTGATTATGTTAAAGCTGAAGGTGGTAGTTCATTTACTACTAATATATTCCCAATTCGTCTTGTAGATGACCAATATCTTGCTGATGTTGTTAATGATTTTGTAATGGCTCCAAGTCTTCGAAGTCCTGTTGCTACTATTCATGATAACAATATCGAACTTTATATTGATAAACCTGATGCCAATACTAAAGGCACACCAAATGCTTATAAGTTTGGAGATGGTCTTGAAGTAAACGAAATTCGTTTATCTTATATTGGTAAGCCTGGTATTGTTAAGTTTAACGAAGACATTGGTGGTACAGATGTAGATTGTGAACTTCCTGAGAGTATGCACGTTGATATTGTTAAACATGCTGTAGATTTATATCGTACTGCACTTAATGGTAGTCTTGTTGCTGCTCAAGGTGCTCAACAACAACAACAACGTGAAAATGTCCGTAATAATTCTAGGGATGAAGGTTATGAACCTGCTCCTCGTTAATATTGTATAACTTATAATTTAAATAATAATGAGACAACTCTTTATTTGTACTAGTACAGCAGTTCTTGCTGCTATTGGTAAACCACAAGACTTGACCAATGTAGCTGCTGGTACTATTGGTATGTGGAAAAATGATGATAATTCTAAGTGGATTTCTGTTGCTCCTACTACCGATTTTAGTATTGCTTATGGTCGTCCTAATAGTCAAGCAGTTGTAATTCCTATTGATTTTGCTTCTGCACATATTACAGTTTCTACTCCTCAAAAAGGTGAAATGTTTAAGGCAGAGATTACTATTCCAGAGCCTGTTGCAGGTAAAGATTATACACTTCAGCTTATTAAGCTTGGTACTGAAAAGCATGAGCGTTATTCTTGGACTGTTACAGATAATGGTTCTCATAAGACTACTGCTGCTGATATGGCTAAATCGCTTGGTGACCAATTCACTAATATGATTGAAGCTGGTAACGAACAACTTGACGGTCTTAAAGTAACTGTAGATGAAGCTAAGATTACTATTGAAGCTAAGAAGAATTATCAAGGTTGGAATCTTATTTCTGGTGACGATTTGGTTGGTACTGATGCTACTATTACTGCTGCTGTTGCTCCAACACTTGATGCAGCTTATGTAAAGAACCTTGCTTCTTTCTGTGCTCAGAATCGTGGATTCTCTAATGTATATCGTGATGGTGCTTCTATTTATCCTGGTTATCCTATGGAGGTAGAAGATACAACATATAAGATGTATTCAATCCAGTTTAAGTATCCTAGAAAGTATGGTCGTACTCGTGACGAAGCTCCTATTCAAGAATTAGTTATTGTTGTTCCTGTAACTAATGCTACACTTATTGGTCTGCTTGATACTATTCTTGCATTTAAATAGGTATTAGTTTTCAAGGAGAACCTAACCATCTTCTACGGGGAGGTTCTCCTTTTTATTTTTTTATTATGGAAGAGTTTAATCAAATCAATGATATAATAGCTGAATCTATAAAAGATACTTCTTATATTACAGTGCTTATTAGTAGTGGAGTTTATCTCGCTTATACTCTTATTATTAAGCTTGTTGATTTGTTTAAAGCTAAAGACAGAAATAGACCTATCGTTGAAATGGCTGCTGCTGTAAAGCAAGTAAGTGAAAACGTAGTTAAACTTAATGGTGTCCTAGACAAAGCTTTTCAAGATGCTGAGACTAAAGAACGAAATAAAGTAAAGAATGCTATTTGTACTGCCTTTGATAGTTTTAAATGGGCTGTTGCTAATACTTGTCATGAAATTATTATTCATAACAATATTGAACAGAATAAGATATTGATAAAACAAAACTTATTCAAAGTAATTAGTACAGAGTATTATAAACTTTATAATGTTTTCTCTGCTTATGAATTGGATGGAATTTGTGTAGCTACTAAACTAAAAGAAGATTGGATTGATGCTGTAACTAACGAATGTCTTGCTATCATTTATGACGGTCAAGATTCTATAAATAGAATTAGTCAAATAAGTAATAAACTACTTATTATTACTAATGAGTATTCTATATATATAAATAACAAAGTGTTTAATTCTTAATAAGATGTTCTTATGATAGACAACAATAACACTATAGATAACCTTGGGAAGTTAGAAGAAGGAGTTGTTAAAACTCTTGAGTATCTAGCTGCTCAAGGTTTTATAGTTAACAGAGATAAAGTACTTAAACTTACTACTATTAGTATGTATAAAGCAGTACTTAATAACTCTGATAAAATTAAAGGTTTTGATATTACTAAGTTTAATAATAAAGTTAGATTGTTATGAACGATGAAGAAATGATTGTTCTTTCTATTCCTAAAGAATGGGAAGATACATATATAAAACTACTCACTGTCATTAGTCAATCTGGTGAAGCAATTCTTAACGATTGTTCTTATGGTTGTAAAGGTGACGGTAGTATAATGTTTAACTGTTGGAATATATTCCAAGCTGCTTGTGCTGCTCATGCTTTAGGTAATACTAAACGAGCTAATCTTTATATTGATTACGTAAATAAACAAATAACTAATAAATTTGGAGAAGTAACTTTTAAAACTAAAGAGGATGGAGAATAAGCAGTTAGAATTTGAGAACTTGCTTATGAACAAGAAAGAAGAATTAATTTGGAGAGTAATAGACAATGTTATTAGTTGTTGTGCTATTACTAGAATTGATGGAGCAAAGTCTATTACAAGAGAAGATGTAGTAGGAAAATCCAGAGAAGAAAATGTTGTATTAACTAGATGTCTTGTTGTTGAACAAATGGTTCATGCTGGATTTACAATTAGTACTATAACCTTTATTCTAAATAGAACTGTTCAAGCTACTAGACATTTGCTTAAAATGAGTAATGACTATTATGAAAGGTGATATTGCTAAAATTCTAGCTGCTGTAACTAAAAATTAAAATTATGATAATTATGGTACAACGTAATATGAATAAGTCTGAGATTAAAGAAAAGATTAGACGTATGAAGATGGAAATTCAAGAACTCGAAGAATGTCTTGATAAGTACGAAGAAAGGGATAATCGTTATGACGATGACCCTCAGTATAGAAGTCGTAATCCTTATGACGATGAAGAACGTTATCACGAAAGAGAAGAATATGGGCATCGTGAGCGTGGTCGTTATGGACGTTATTAATATGAAATCCGCCCCGTAGAAGAGTGTAATGGTAAGGCTTCTCTAACCATACCTTCTACGGGGCGTTTATAATAACTAAGCTTATGTATAAAGAAGGTTTTGATGTTTATGATGAACTTCCTGAAGATATGGTTGTTTATCTTCGTTATAATGGTAGACATTTTAATCGTAAATTAGTTGAGTTTGCAACTAGTAAAATGACTACTAGAGATAGTAATGGAACAGAAGTAGCTCTTGAACCTATAACAAGAGAACAGTTAGATAACATGATGAAACAATCAAATGTTCATTTAACTAATAATGATAATCCTTATGATGCAGTATTTGTAGCTAATATGTGTAAAGCTGACTACTTAGGTAGTAGTGTTCCTGATGGATTACATTTATGTCTATATGTAAAAGATGTAATAGATGATGTTGATGGTTATGATGGAATAGCTTTTAATCGTTGGTATGCAGATATGTGTCGTAAAGGTATTCAAGTTGATTGGTATAATTGTCGATAACATTAATAATTTGAAGCAGCTAGTATTAATATAAATATTGGCTGCTTTAATTGTGTTAATAAATATATAGATATTATTGATATTGCTAATAAAAAATTATATTTGCAGCAATTAAAAATAATGATAATGGAAACAATAAATCAAATAATACAACACGTAATAAATAATTTTGATTTTACTTATTGTATAGTAGTTAATGTTTTAACTTATTTACTAGTTACTGTACTTATTTATCTTTGTCATGGTAATGTAACTAGAACAATTAAGAAACTTACGTTGCTTTTTAGTATAGTAATTGTTAGTGTTATATATTATGCTATTGGTGTTGATATAAAACTTATTGTAAATAGTTCTATACTTGCTCCTGTAAGTTGGACTTGGATTATTAAACCAATTCTATCTAAGCTTGGTTATGATTATAAAAATATTGATAATAAAATAAATTAATATGAATAAAGTAAAAATAAATAAAGCTATTGATGCTTTAAGTCTTTCTGTCGATAATAAGAATACTCTTAAAGAAGCTCTTAATCGTGAAGGTGGAGACGATATAACTACAATAGAAAATAAAGTTGATACTATCAGTAAAGAGCTTAATACTGCAAAATCTGATATTAGTAATTTGGGAGTTAAAGTTAATGACTTCATTAATGCTAATGAAATTATTAAACTTGCAGTAGGTGACGACGAGGAAACTAAAGCTGCTAATATTGCTAAACTTGGTAACACTCAACATACATTTTTTGCTAGTATTAATAATGCTTATGGTACAGCTAGTTGGCTTCCTACTGATGGAGGTAATGCTTTTATTGTATCAGATGAAGGTCATACAGTAACGTATAAGATTAGTACTGATGGTGCTGTTACTAAACTTAGTGAGTTTACATTAGCTAAACCTACAGAGTACACTTTACCTGCTGCTACTAAGACAACTCTTGGTGGAGTTAAAGCTATTACAAACATAGTAAATGTTGATACTGAAACTGCAACTGTTACAAGTCTTGCTGGTGTTGTCAACACTCTACTTAATCAACTTAGAGCTGCTGGTATAATTCAATTATAAAATACCCTTGCTCCTTGCGATGCTAGATGTGTGTCCGTGACCCTCAAGGCTAGAGATTAGTCTTGGGGGTTTTACGTATGATACAGACGTTAAAATTTTATTTAAGAATTTTATTTCTTTGAAATTTACGTTCTAAGCGACTTTTTATTAGTTTATGATTAACTAATAACGGACGTATATCAAGTATGCTCAGAAGCTAAATAAAGTGGGTATATGACAATGTTTATATCAAAGTTTGATAAGCTAAAATACAAATAAGGAGGAGGCATATATAATTAAATTAATAATTTGATTGATGTTTAAATTGCTAAAATATTAAGTTCTACAAGTCCTCCTCCTTTTACTAATATAATTATTAATAATATGAGTAAAATTCCTGCTATTAATGAGATAGACGCAAATAGTCCTTCTCAAGAGTCTACGGAAGTTGTAGTTAAAGCTACTACAGTAACTCCTGATATTAATGAAATCCAGGAAACTATTAGTGCTTCTGCAACTATTCAAGAGATTGATGGTACTCGTAAACCTACAATTAGTGAGATTTATAAGATTGTTAACGATGGACTATTTGAATCTACAACTAATTGGTGGGATTACGCATATAAACTTTCTCAAGCTCAAATCAATCAAGATATTATTTCTCGTCTTGATAATGGTGTTATTGGTGGTGGTTATAGTAAAGGTGTTGATATTATAACTACTACTAGTAATAAAGTTCCTAGTAATACTAACGTTTATTCTGCATTAAAGAGTGATTCTATTTATCCCAAGAAATTAAATAATGAAGATATTAATGGAATATATGATTTTCTTAATGGACTAACTATTGGTAAACCTACTGCTTATACAGGAGGTACCTGGTCTGTAGATAAATTAGGTAAGACGCATCTTACTACAGATTATCTTTATGTTCGTCTTAAAGCTATATTTGAAACTCTTCAAATACTTAATGTTGATACTATAGGAGGTAAGTTAGTTATTTCTCCTGCTGGTAGTATTAGAGTTGCTTATGTAGATAGAATTAAAATAGATGCTCCAGTATTTAAACATGATGAAAAAACTGATGTTTGGAGTATTCCTCAAATAAAAGACGATAAAGGTAATCTTGTAAATGAAACTCTTAATCAAGAAGTTTATCGTTGTTATTTTCTTGGTGAACAAGAAGGTGAAAAAATAGAAAATAAATGGAAAGTTGGAGACCAGGCTCAAGCTAAAAGTTTTAATGTAAAGAAAGGAACTTATCATAAGACTGGTAATCATTATCTTTGGAGACTTGTAGTTGGTGTTAGTACTGATACTGTAGATATTGATGGCAAGAAATATCATTATGTAGATTTAAGTCAATTAATATTTGATGTTGGTTCTGATGCTCCTGCTCCAGGTGATGTACTTAATCAACTTGGTCATAAAGGTGAAGATTTACAACGTCAAACAGCTATAGTTCTTAATGCTGTTGATAACTATGCTCCAAGTATTACTCTTTATGCTGGAATTAATGATTTTACATTATTAAATAAAGAGTATGTTGATTATGGTGTTTATCAAGGTAAAGCTTTCTTTAATGTATATGGTGATATGTATGTTGGAGATAAAGGTGCTAATCCTAAAACTTATATTAAATTTAAAAACGGTAAGATTGATATTAAAGCTAATCTTACAATAGGTTCTAGTATTGACGGTAAAGACCTTGATAAATATATTAAAGAAAACGGTGGTGTTGATGAAAAGACTGTAATAAGTCTTATTAATAATTCTCAAGTAATCAAAGACCTTCAGAATCAAGCTGATGGTGCTATTGAAACTTGGTTTTATGAAGGAGAACCTACTCTTAAAAATCTTCCTGCTGTAGATTGGACCACTAATGATATTAAGAAAATTCATGTAGGAGATTTATATTATGACCAAATTACTGGTTATGCTTATCGTTTTACTAAATATAATGATGATGTTAAACCTTATGATTGGAATCGTATAAAAGATAACGATGTTGTGAAAGCTCTTGAAGCTGCCAATAAAGCTCAAGCTACAGCAGATAGTAAAATGAAAATATTTTATGGTGAAACTAAACCTACAAATTATCAAGCTGGTGATATGTGGGTTAATGCTACTCTTGCTGGTAAGTTTGATAATGATATAGCTAGAAGTACTACTACTAGTAAAACATTTAATGCTGACCATTGGGTTCTTGCATCTCGTTATTCTGAAGCTATTCAAACTCTTCTTAATTGGAGTAATCAATATACTACAAAGTTTGAAGACCTTACTAAAATAGTTAAGGAACAAAAAGACCAAAGTATTGCTAATTGGTTTTATGATTATGAGCCTACTGATGCTAATGCTCCTGCCAACTTATGGAATACTGAAGAATTACGTAAAGAACATATAGGTGATATATTCTACGATACTAAGAATAATCATTCTTATCGTTGGACTGGTTCTGCTTGGTCTATGATTAAAGATGCAGACTTTGATGAAGCTATGAAAAAAGCTAAAGATGCTGAAGACCTTGCAGATAAGAAAAGACAAATATTCTATTCTGATACTACTCCTGCTGGTGCTGACCGTGGAGACCTTTGGATGAAACAAGTTGGAAATAAAACTGAGGTTTGGGTATTTGATGGTACTAATTGGGTTAAGTCTAATGATAAAGCTTTAGCAGATTATAGTGAAGCTATTAATAAAGAACTTAAGGGTATTAAAGGTCAACTTGATGGCAAGGCTGAAACTTGGTATCAAGCAGATGACCCTAGTACTAATTGGACAAATAAAACTTCTCATGAAGGTGATATTTGGTATAATACTACTAATGGTACTACACAATATTGGAATGGAACAGCTTGGGAAAAGATGGATATTCCTAAAGATGTGTTTGATACTATTGATGGTAAATCTTCAATATTTGTAGATTCTTACGCTGACGCAAAAGCTGGTAAAGGTGTTATATCTAAAGGATATAACGAAAGAGATATTTGGATTCTTCCTGCTGATGCTATAGTAAATGGAGTACAATATTATAAAGGTGATATTCTTACAGCTACTGCTGATAGAACTGAGTTTAATGAAAAAGATTGGACTAAGAAAGTTCGTTATGTTGGAGATGTAGAACTTACCGATGCTATAAGTAAAGTAAATAAAAAGATTAATGATATTAGTGCTACAACACTTCCAGGGCTTAATGATAAATTTAATGAGTTTGCTAAAGATGGAATAATTGATTCTTCTGAAAAAGCTAGACTTACTGATTTACTTAATCAAGCTAATAATGAAGTTTTAGCAGTTAATGACCAAATTACTAGTATTATAAAGTCTGATTATCTTGCTAAAGATAACGCTAATAAAGGTAAGCTTATAGAAGCTCAAAAAACTTTAAGTACTGCTTGGACTGAATATAAGACTTTAATTGATACTCTTGTTGCTAGTACAAGTCCTATTACTAAAAATAATATAGCTGAAGCTAGTACTAAATATACAAATCTTCAAAATTCTATTAAAGCAGTTAAACAATATCTTGCTGCTTGTCAAGCAGATATTCTTTCTAATATAGGAGTTGATATTAATTCTTATAAATATCTTAAAGAAGCGTTTAAAGGTAAAACTGAAGTAAATGGAGGTCTTGTTGTTACTAATGTTCTTCAACTTAGACAAACATCTGATGTTAACTCTCCTATTACTGCTGGTATTAGTGGTCTTCAAGGAAAAGCCGATGAAAATGGTGTTGTAGATAAAGATACTTATGATATAACATCTATTGCTGCTTGGTTTGGTGGACCTATGGTAGATAAGAATATATTTACTGATGAACAACTTAAAAATAAAGTAGCAGGAACTGATTATGCTAGAAGTTTATTCCGTCATGACGGTAGTGGTTATTTATCTAGTGGTGCTATTTATTGGGGAACTGATGGTATTCTTCATGGTAATCCAAACAGTTTTATTCTTCAAGGAACTAGTCTTGCTACTATGTTTAATTATATAAGACTATTCCATTTACATTATGCTAATACAAACGATGAAGGAATTACAGGAGTAGATTATATTACTCCTACCAAAACTTTTTCTAGATTAGATATTCTTACACAAGGTGGTACTGAAGCAGGTTTAAATCTTCCTACGGGTTTGTTTATCGGTAATGCTACTACTGGAGGTTCATTTCAAGTAGGTAATGTTATTATTAGAACAAAAGATGGAGACCCTAATATACTTGAAATAGTTAGTGCTGATAGTAAGAAAACAGCTCATCTTGGAGTACAAGGTGGAGTTAGTGCTTACGGAACATACACACCTTCTACGGGGGGTGGAGGTGGACTAAATGCTGGTGTAGTATCATACGCTAATATTATTGCTGGTAATTATAGTGATACAGACTTTACAACTATTCCTAATGCTTATAGTATTAAAGCTCTTTATAATGCTATTCAAAATATTGATGTAACTAGTCAACTTGGGAATTATCTTCTCAAGACTGATGCTGCTGATACTTATCAGCCAAAAGGTAATTATTTAACTACACATCAAACTATATATGGTTTGACCATTCAAAAGAATGGTGCAAATTTAGGAACTTATAATCCTAAATCAAAAGCTGCTACAATTAATGTAACAGTACCTACAAAGATTAGTGAGTTAAGTAATGATAGCGGTTATACAAATAATATTGGTACTGTAACTTCTGTAGGACTTACACTTCCTACAGGTTTGACTTGTTCAACAAAGAGTATTACAACTAGTGGTACATTTGCTGTTAGTTTTGCTTCTGGTTATTCTATTCCAACAATAACTAAACAAACTTCTTGGGATAGTGCTGTATCAGTAAAACATAGTCATAGTAATAAATCTGTATTGGACGGTATTTCATCTGCAAAAGTAACTCATTGGGATAGTGCTTATAATTGGTATTCTTTAATGACTACTGACGAGGAGACTGCGGATGGAATTATTAATAAGTGGAATGAAGTAGTGAACTTCCTTGCTAATATAACACAGACTGATACTTTAAGTGGAATTATAAATGGTATTAATACTTCTATTTCAAATGAAGTATCAAGAGCTAAAAAAGCTGAAGGAACTAATGCTTCTAATATATCTGCTAATAAAACAAATATTACTACTTTACAAGGTTACTTTACAAATGGTTCTGCTAAAAAGGCTTTACAGCTTACAACTGCTCGTAAACTTTGGGGTAACGATTTTAATGGAACTACAGATATTAATGGTAGTATAGTTTTACCTAATGGAAAATATATTTCTATTGGAAATATTAAATTAGAGTATGATGCAACTAATAAAGCATTGAAAATTACAAACACTACAACAGATGAAGTTGCAAACTTATATGCTAGTGGTGGTGTTTCTGCTTATGGTGTTGGAAGTGCTACTGGTTCTGGTGGTTTACAAGGAAGTATAATATCTTACAATAATGCTATTTCTTCTGACCCTGGAGATGAAAGTTCAAAAATAGCTAGTGCTAGTTCTATTTACAAGTTACATAGTAGAATATCTGAAATTGAAAATAATGGTGCTACTAGTATAACTGTAACTGGAACAGGTAACGCTATTACTAGTGTTATTAAAAACGGAACTAGTATTACATTTACTAAAGGTGCTACTTTCTTGACTAGTCATCAAAGTTTAGCTAATTGTGTTCAAACTGTTACTACTACAGGAAGCGGTAATGCTGTTACAGATATTAGTAAATCTGGTAGTACAATAACTGTAACTAAAGGTGCTACATTTTTAACTTCTCACCAAAGTCTTGCTAACTATTATACAAAAAGTAGTGTAGATTCACTTCTTAGTGGTAAGTCGGCAACTAGTCATACTCATAGTGTAAAGATTAACGGTGTTACTAAAACTATTGCAGCTAGTGGAGGTACTGCTGTAGATTTAGGAACGTATCTTACTAGTCATCAAAGTTTAGCAAACTATGTTACTATTAATGATAGTAGACTTACTAATAGTCGTCATCCTAAATTTGACAATAATACTTGGTATTCAGTAGGAGATGATGCTTATATTGGAGACCACAATATTGGTGGTACGTTTTGTATTAAATCTGCCGATAGTGTCAATGTAAGTGGTATAGCAATATATAATAGTGACGAAACTAAAGTTGCTAGACTATGGTTTGATAATACAAATATAAACCTTGATAAACAACTTGTTATGAATAACAAGCGTATTTGGATTCAAGGTGTCGGTACTGCTGGAGGTAATAATAATAGACTTACTCTTGTAGCAGGTATGCCTAGCGGATTAGTATTTAATACTTCATGCCGTGGAACGATGCTTTATTCTAACGGTATAGCATTTGCTGACCCGTATAATGGCAATAACAATAATGATAGTGGATGGATTAGACATTTAGAAACCAGTAAAAATACTGGAACTTTAGAAATAGCAGTAGGTAATAATAACTCAAATGAAGAAATTCATTTTAGATGGTATGATGCTACTTCAACTTCAGAACATATAGGAAATGATATAACTGTTCCTAGAGCTACAGGTACTTTAGCTTTAACTAGTCAAATACCTACTACTCTTCCTGCAAATGGAGGTAATGCTGATAAACTAGACGGTTATCATGCAAATGGACTTCTTACTGCTCTATCTAATTCTGATAAGGGAATTAGTATAACAGTTGGTGGAACTACTAAAAGCGTTAGTAATATTAGTGTTAATTATGCTAGTAGTGCTGGTAACGCAGATACAGTTGATGGTTATCATGAAAGTTCATTTCTTAGATATAGAGGTGCGTATGAAGATGCATCTGTAACTAAGGATGGAGTTGGAGTTTATGGTTGGATTCATACTAATGAGGGACATAATAATTTTCATGAAAGCTATGGTGATATAATTAATATACAAGGATTTTCTACTTGGAGAACTAGATTTGATATAGGAACTAGTGGAAGAATTAGAATAATGCATGGTATAAATACTACTACTGCAACTCAGGTTGGTTATCTTGCTTTTTTACATGATAATGTGGCTTCTGCAACTAAACTTCACACCCCTAGAACTATTTGGGGTCAAAGTTTTGATGGAACTGGTAATGTAAGTGGTTCTTTATCTGGAGTTGGTCATATACAATTTAGTGCAGATAATTCTTATAGTATTGGAACAACTACTTCAGAAGCGGCTCACACTTATACAAGACAAGTATGGGCTAGACATTTAAATGCTAGTCGAGTTTTTGCTGGTGATACTAATTTATATATTGGTTATAGTAATACTGCGCAAATAAAGTTCTTTTCAGGTACTAAACAAACAGGAGATGGCTCTAATGAACGAATGACTATATCAACTAATGGTAATGTTGGTATTGGAATTGGTTCACCTGCTTATAAACTTCATGTACTTGGTAATATATTATCTAGTGGTAATATTACTTCGTCAAGTGCTACTATTAATGGAACTACTACTATCAATGGTCAAACTAATATCAGTAGTAATTTATCAGTTGGTGGGTTAATAATTAATCAAGGCATATTACCTGCAAATTCCGGATTTAATAATAAAGGAGTTAATTGTGTTGTTTCGGCTGATGCTTTATGTTCTGGAATTACTGCTATTACTGATAGTATACCTGTTGATAAAGTAACTATACAATATTCTAATAATAATGGTAGTAGTTGGAATAACTTAAATATTACAAACGATAATAAATTTAAAATGTATACTAATAGTACAGGTATTAATACAATTTATTTAGGTAATAATTTTATTAGTGGAAGTACTAATGCTGAGAAACTATCTCAAGTAAAAAAGAATGAATTGATGTTTTCATTTTATTTTCCTAATAGTTGTTATTCTCAAATTTATTTCGCTTGTGTTGACATATCAAATGGTGTTAATACTACTTGTACTGTAGAGATAGTTAAAGAAAATGGTGAAATAGTTGATACATATACTAAAGAAATGGCTGGATGGAATAAATTTAATTATATAAATTTTGCTAGTACTGATGGTAATTATTATTCTTCAGCAGGAAACTCTAATAGAAGAGTTGTTCGTTTTAGATTTAAACATAATCAAAACACTACTTATTTGCGTAATGCTTCTATAAATAAAATACGAA